ATATTCATATACTTGTTCAAATGTATTTATTGTATTCATTGTAAATTAGCATTTCCATCTCCTACGGGCTGCACAACCTCTTGTTTTTTTACCTGCACACCCACCAGCTGGAATCCACGCACTTGATCTTGCACAAAAACTCTTTCTTCTTTTAGAGGCTTTAGATCCTTTTTTAACTTTACCTGTAACCGGTGCTTTAAGTTTACTACCAGTCGCTCTATTATACTTAGCTCTACCTTTTGCCGTTAAACCTGCACCTTTGCTTACAGGCAATTTTTCTCCACGTTTTACCGATAATGATGGTCCACGTTTTTCTAAAATTGAATGTGCTATATCACTACCACCTATAAACTTTAATAGCATATCGAAATTCATACATATATTTATATTAAATAAATGCATGACATCAGATAATCATCAAATTTTTAGACTTTATGAAAATGTAGCTAATTTAGGTCCGGCTGCAGAGTCACCTGTAGGTCCAAGTAATAATGAACAAGTGTTAATTAATGTACCATCGGGTTTTGCTGTAAAAGATGATAACTATGATGATAGACGCAAAGATATGGTGAAGTCAAATCTTTTATCGTTAGCAAAAAATATACGTAGTATAGCTGAAGATTTCAAAAAACTTGATGATGTACCACCTTGGGTCCAAGAAAAATTAGCAGTTAGTGCACAATCAGTGCAAGATATTTCTGATTATTACGATAGTAGAACAACTTAATATTATCGTTTGTCTTCGAATTTAAAATTAAAATAATCTATTTCAGTTTTTGCTTTTTTGGTGACAAAATCTATTAGTTCATCTGTATACCATAACGAATAGTGCTCTTTGGCTTTTTCTGTTATTTCCGGTAATATATATGAATGACTATCTGATACATTAAGCTTAGGTAACGTCGAAACAGGTAACCCCACATTAATACACACTTTATTAAAATCTTCTTGTAAATTTTCAAATCTACCAACAAAATCCATTATAAATTCACCTTTATATGTCAAAAAATCCCATTGTGTATGATCGTAACCCCAAGCACCCATAACATGTTGTTTAAATGTATAAGCGCGAGCAGATTTTTCTCTAATACCTTCAGGTAAATTAGAATAGTAACTATGTTGCATACTATACTTGTAACCTGCAACTAACCCGTCGTATGTGTTTCTTACAAAAGCAAATTTATAATATTCATTAAAATTTATTTTAGGGTATATTACATTAAACTGATCAAAAGTAATATGACTATTACCAACATCCATTGGTAGTATATTGTAAGGTGCTCTATATAATTTATCAGCACACCAGTTTATTAACATACGCTGATCAACCTGTCTATATTCGCTAAATGCAGCGTAAATGGAATGACCACCCGTTTTAAATAAGTGCTGGAAAATTGTTTTATTGTAAAAATCAAACCACATATAATTTATATACATGGTTGATACAATTTTTCAATCTTACTCTGTATATGTCGACATAAATGCCTTTAATTTATCGAAAATTTCCCGTGCGTTATTTTTATTGATATCTGCATTTAATACTTCGATTGGCATTTTATTTGGATCAATATCTAATGTAAGTGCTTTTCTTAGTAAACGAATTAATTCAACCTCACCTTCAGATGTTAATTTTTCTGTTTCTTCTTGCTCAGGTGGGGTAGCTTCTGGTTGCGGTTGTTGTTGTGCTTGAGCTGTTTGGGCTGCTGTGGGGTCTAATGCAGCATCTTGCGCTACTGCAGCGTTAGGGTCGTCAGCAGTTTGTTCATCTAACTTATAACTATTAATGAGTTTTTTAAATTTTGTCTCGTGGATAGGTGTAACAATTTTTTCAATTTTTTTACCCTCTACACCAATAATTGATTTAAATCTCATATTATACGCCTCCCTTTTTCATTTTTGCTGCAGCTGCAGTTAATCTTGTTGATAAAGCATTTAATACATCACCGTATGCTTTTTGTATTTTTTTGACTGGGTTACCCATTAAACCACCTGTGAGAGTATTTAGCATCCCACCTTTTGCTTTACCTTGAGCCATTGTATAAGCAGTGTTTATTGCATTCACTTCATTTGGTGTTAAAGAAAATTCCTCATCCTCTTCATATTCAACACTTACACATTTACCACATCTTTCAGTTTCTTCCATTATATGGTCAAAAAGAAATCTAAGCACATCTACTTTATAGTTTGTGCTATCCATAATTTCTCTAACTTCTTTAGCAATATTAATCAACCTATCAATCTCTTCTTGATCAAGATTTTCCGATATAACCGGGGTGTTTAAATGCTTCTTATATCTTTGTTGAAGCGTTTGTTGGAACTTCATACTATTATTTATACAATATCTGTTTACTTTTTACTGTTGTAAAATAGTCTTTAGATAAAAAATTGAGTTCGTATTTTTCAGCAAATTGTTTTGCTTTTTTAAACCAACCGTATTTAGATTGTTTGTTTTTAGCCAATAGTTGAATTTTATTAACTAATATTTTTATTTCATCGTTATTATGTTTCAATTCACTCTCAATGTATAATAATGGTAATTTACCGGTAAATATACATAACGGTAACATTTTTGTATATGTTACCATTGCACTTTTAAAAAACTTTACCATTACATTTTTATCAAAAAAACAGTCAAACCATCCATATTCATTATCTTCACAGTTATAGTATAACACTACCTTATTTTTAGTATTATACTTTATAGTTTTTTCGCATAGTTGATGTACTAGTCTTGAATGAACAAACTTCTTAACGACGTGTTTTGATAAATTTATATCAATATTATACGAATTTAAATCATTAATCGTAATAATACTAATATCTCTTATAACTTGATTTACACAGATTAAACAAATACCATGGTCATCTAAATCTAAAACCTGGGATAAATTATCCATACCATATTATTCATGTATTTAATGTTTTTTTCAACTTAGGAATACGTAGATTAATAATTCCATTATAAAAATCTTCTCTCAATAACACTTTATGCTCAAATTGCAGTCTAGCTTCATGATACGCTAGTTCCCATTTACTTGTACAAAACATTATAATTTGAAACTTGAACTTATCTTTACCGTATTTTTGTATATCACCGTTAACCTCGTTACTTGAACTGGTGTAGTTTTTCCAATCAGTTTCTATTTCTTCACATCTTTTATTTTTTCTACCTTTAAGCGGTGGTCTTTTTTTAATAGTCTTCATCTGTTTTTTACCAATATACATTTTATTAGTAACTGTATTGGTAATTAAATAGATAAAACCATACTGCGTACTAATAAATTGATTATCAGGATTAAAACAACAAATTTCCCAATGACCTAAATCCATGTACTCACTTATTAGAAATATGTAAATGTTCTACGCTGTATTGGTATAATTGTTTTTCTCTTACCTTTTTTCTTACTTTTTTTCTTTATTTGTTTTGCACCTAACACTTTAGGTATTCTATAATCACCTGGTGCATATGTATCACCGGTATATAATTCATTACCACCTGAACCAATGTTAACATTACCATTGGAAAATACAGATCCTGTACCACCAGCTACATTATCTTCCATTATTTTAGTGTATAACTGATCAAATGTTTTCATAATGAACTACTATTTGTTTGGTATGGTAACATAGTCATATTCATATTTACTCTCCCAACATTGTATTTGGGAACTACTTTTCTATTACCAGGTTTAATATATTGTTTTTTACGTTTTGCTATTTTATTTGCTGTGTTAGATCCAGGTATTGGTAAAAGTTCTGGTGCTGATTGAAATGTAGTCATTGGAAAATCACCAAAATTGTTACCTTGTATAACAGCACTTTGATTTGTTTCATTTTTCAAGTTTTCTGGTGGTATTGATTTATCTAACCATGATTTAATTTTTTTATCTAATGGTTTTACTCTAATAATTTGGCTCCATTCAGGTCGCGGTGGTGGTAATGGTTGTAAACCATTAATTTCTCTTCGTATTTTTTCAAATTCGTAATCCGACATGTTAAATATTGGATTTCCACGTGAGTCAATTATTACTTCGCCTTTAATATCTAATAATGGGTAATGTTTACTTTCTGTTTGCAGATAATAATATTGTGAAAAGTTCATAATTTTACAGTTGATTTCCCAATTAATTGTCCTTTATAATATTTATAGAAGAAAAGATTAAAACTATCTCTATGATATCTGGAAAAGAGCTGCTCGAAAAATATATTACCGAATTAGATGCGGATGTTAAGATAGATCAGTTTAATCTCAAAGAAGTTCAATTGGCATTACCTGGTATAAAACATAAATGGTCGGGAAGGTTGGTGAGACATAAAATTGATCTTAATGAGCTAAATTTAAAAAGATCTCTCAAACTTACAGAAATAGTAAATCAAATAGAATACCAATCACCAGCACCGTTACCTAAACCTATTATAGAAAAAAATGCATTAAAACATAGCGCACTATTTGAAATTGATACACAAATAACATATACTAAACTTATTATCGAATTTCTTGAAAAGACTGAAAAGACTTTGTCAAGTATGACCTTCGATATATCAAACATAGTAAAAATAATTACAATTGAAACTACATGATTGAGTTTAGCTACGATCAAGGGAATAAACGTGCAGTAATTACCGGTGATGATGATGTTGTAGCACGGGTAAGAGAATATTTTTCGTACGAAAACCCTGGTGCTAAATTTGCTCGTAGAATAGGTAGATTTATACCTGAGAGAACCTATTTAATTACACCTACATGTAGGTTTGATGAAGGTTTAACATATACAATAAAAGATTATATTGAAAAAGAGTTTAATGGTGTATCAATTAGTGTTTCTCAAGAACTTGAAACTAGGTTAAAACCCAAATTTATAGATAATCTTTCAACTGAATTGACTTTAAAGTTGCGTGATTATCAGAAAGATATTGTTAATTCTTGTCTTCAACATGGTAGAGGAGTTGTGTTATTGGCTACCGCAGGTGGCAAAACTTTAACATTTGCTACACTGCTTGAAAATCTATATCAGCTTATAGATAAAAAAGATATATGGAAGGTACTTGTAGTTGTTCCAGATTTAGGTCTTGTAAATCAAACGTACGATGATTTTGTGAAGTATGGTGTAAACTTTACGTTTTCAAAATGGACTGGTAACAATGAGTTAAATTTAGGTTCAAACGTAATTATTGCTAATTTAGGTATTTTACAAAGTAAAAATACCGATACTGAATGGATAAAATATGTCGATACTCTTATTATAGATGAGGTGCATAAATTACGTAAAGATAATAAGATTAACAAATTAATAAAATCAGTTAAAACAGTCCACAAGTTTGGATTTACAGGTACATTGCCTGAAGAATTACCTGATCAATATAACATAATAGGTAAAATTGGCTCGGTGTTGTATGAAAAACGTAGTTACGAATTACGAGATGATAAGTATATAACTACTGCTGAAGCATTAATTTTTAATATTTCATATAATATATTACCAAATTATGGTTCTATGGATTTGGTAGACCCGGGAGTGTGGTATAGAGCTGAACAAGAATTTATTACCGGTAATATATTTAGAAATCAGCTTATTGGTAAGTTTTGTAACGGTATTAAAAATAATACTCTTATACTTGTAGATTTAATTAAACATGGCGAAACAATATTTTCCACACTTAAGGAAATGTGCCCATCTAAACAGGTGTTTTTTATACAAGGTGAAGTTGAAGTAAGTGAACGAGATAAAGTTAAACAAATGATGGAGCAGCAAGATAATATCATTTGTATAGCAATAAGTAAAATATTTAGTACCGGTATTAGTATTAATAACATACACTACATTATATTTGCAAGCGGTGGTAAAGCGAAAGTTAAAATACTGCAAAGTATCGGTAGGGGTTTACGGTTACATGAAAATAAAAATAAATTAGTGTTAGTTGATATAGCAGATCAGCTTAAATATGGTGGTGACCATTCAGATCGTAGACTTGAATTATATAAAAACGAGCGTATATTAGTTAAGACACACAATTTTCAGGAAAAAATATGATCATAGGATTTACAGGACCGCAGTGCGCTGGTAAAACTACAATTGCAACACAATTGTGTAGTTATCTTACCAACTGTAATTTTGATGTTGTATTTCAACCTGAACAAGTTTTACCTAAAGATTTAACTGATATTACAAGTAAAGAACTTGAGTTAGTTCAATGTATGACGCTGAACCATCATATTAAACCGTTATTAAATCATGCGTATAATACAAAGTTAAAAAGAATTCTTGTTACTGATAGGACAATAATTGATGCATATGTTTACACTAATTTTTTTGCAAAACAACAAACTCTCCCTGAAGAATTATTAAGATATTCAGGTTACCTGGTTAGAAAGTTGGTGCCATACTATTCAGTAATATTTCACTGTGATATTGAAAATATTGATTTGGTGGATGATGGTATTAGATCTACAGATAACACGTTTAGAACAGACATTTCTGTAGAATTTATTAATTATTTAAAGTGTAATAATAAATTTTTAAATAATAATAATGTTAGAATTCTCAGTTTAAGAGGACCACTTGAACAGCGCGTTCAAAAAGCCATTCAATTTTTCGAAGAAATAAAATTTCAAGGTTTTAAACAATTATATGCTAAGTAAAAAACTTCAAAACGGTAAAAAAATTAAACCTAAGGATCGTCCTCATTATGTTAATAGTAAGGAATTTGAAGAAGAGATCAAAGCGTACTACAAAACTGGTGAATGTACAGAAAAACTTTGTGATTCATTATCAAAAATTGCACATGGGTTGAGCTATGCACCTAATTTTATCAATTATTCATATAAAGATGAAATGATAGGTGATGCAATAGTTAAGATGTTCCAAGCATTAAAGAATAAGAAATTTGAGTTAGATGCAAGAGATAGTGAAGGTAATAGTTATAATCCTTTTTCATATTTTACAACAATTGCTTTTCATGCATTTATTAACCGTATAAAAAAGGAGAAAAAACATCAGGAAATTGTTACAGATTATAAACATAAAGTTTATGAAGATATAATGGGTGATAAAGATATAACAAATGGTTGTGTATATGTTAATATAGTGCATGAAGATACACAAGATAACTACAATGCTTCTGTATAAATAATTACATGCGTTGGGGTGTAATTATTTTATTGTTTATACTAGCAGGTTGTTCTACAGTTAGACCTTCAAAGCAAGTCACCACCAATCAAAAAGCAATTGACAAAGAAGATAAAAAAGTAGCTAAAATTTTTAGTGAGTTGGTAGATAATACCACAGATCAAAAAAATCAAACAGCTATATTAATTGCAGGTACACAACGTAGTTTAAATCAAATAACCAACCCACCAATACAAGTAACCACTGCCCAACAATTAAACGAACGGGTAATTAATATTGTTGGTACACCTAATTTAGATGAATTGCAAAAAATTAACAAAATTGTTGATTTGTTGAATTCAACAATTGCAAATGAACGCAAAAAAGGTGAACAATTATTAGTTCAGCGTGATAGTCAAATTGTCGAATTACAAAGAGAAAAAACTGGTCTACAAAAACAACATGCTGATCAAATAAGAAATCTTACTGATGTTGCAAAACAGTCGGCAAAAACAGCAGATGAAAATCAAGCTGCATTTGATTCAATGAGTGGGTTTTTTGGTTTAAATGCTGTGTTTTGGGGTTTAAAAAGATTTTTTATAAGTACATTTACATTTTTAATAATTTTTAGTGTACTCTTTATTATATTGAGAATTTTATCAACTGTAAATCCTATAGCAGCAACTATATTTTCAATTTTTGACCTTATCGGTTCAGTGGTTTTAGGTGTTATAAAAGGCTTGACACCTAAAGCATTTGAAATGGCTAAATATACATCAAGCGCAGTAACGCAAAGCTACAAACAAACACTTATTAAAATTATAGATACAATTGAAACTTTAAAACAAAAGCAAAAAGACAACCCGTCTGTAAAATATGAACTCGATCAAGTTCTTAATAAATTAAGTCAGAATATGAATGATAGCAATAAAACTATAATTGATAATATTTTGGTGGAAGAAAAGTGGAGACACCGTTAACTGTTGTATTCACTTATATCGTTCCAAACTGTATAAAAACTTTTTGTAAATGTACCATCGGTGGTGCAAGGGTTTGGTGGATTATGGGGTACATTATGTGACCAATCTGAAAATTCTAAAAATTTAGGTCTAAATAATGAGTAATATAATGATAAAATTGGCTCTTCAGTGAATAATGTATTATATTCGTAGTTCAATAAAAAGTTTAAATGATCATAATAAAAATGATTCAAATGATCTATTTTAGAGCGAGTTACACCAATAATACCACCTATAATCTGTTTGGTGAAAATACCTATAGGGTCATGCTTACCTTTATCAGTTGGTTGTCTTGAATATGTACTCACACCCGGTGTATAAACCGGGGATAATTTATAAACTTTATTGTTTTCACCTAAACTCCATTCACAATTTGGATCAATATAATCTTTTAAATTATTTTTAAACACGTAAATTGCTTGTACCCATTGTAAATTGCTATCATACCAATTATTTTTATGACCAACTAAAAATATATCATTAGTTGATAACAATTTCTTAAAGCCTTCACCAATTGATGGTTTGAACATTGTTGAAGTACTATGTGGATAAAATTGAGTATAATTGTGGCTACCACCGTTAATTTCCATACCACCGTAACATCTAGGATTTAGACCCCAATGAGTTATACCTGCATCTAACCAAATTACACTACCAAGATCAGGGTACTTATCAAAGACCTTCTTTAAAAATATAACCTTCGAATGACAAATTGTTTCATTACGAGTCCAATAAAACCCGTTTGGATTGTTAACTTTATCGCTGTTTATTTTTTCTAACGATTTTACTCTATTGCTTATAATTAAATCCAAATATGGGTGTGATCTCAATTCGTGCTGTATTATTTCAGCATCTAATTTATCGTTTAGGTTTGTTTTAAACTCAGAAATTATGTTGTTTATTTTTACAACAGTGTTGTTATCTGTATTGCAAAAAATTGTAACCGGTAACCCCATGTTAAATATGTTAAATAAAGTCCACTTATAATATTCTTCAGGCCAACTTCTACCACCCAATTCACTTTCCCTGTGAGAATGATATACACTAGTGACGATTCTTATGTTGGAATTAACCATAATAGTATTTAAAATATCATTATAAATTTACAATATGATTTTTAAAAATAAACGGATTGCTATAATTTCTGATTTACATCTTGGAGCTCATCAAAATAATCCATCCTGGCATACAATTGCTATAAATTATGCTACGTGGTTGAAAGATATATTAAATCAAAATAGTATAGAAGATATTATGTTTTGCGGAGATTGGTTTCATCATCGTGATGAAATTAATGTATCTACATTAGACGTGTCATCAAAAATATTAAGCATATTAGATGGGTTTAATATAGTCATGATACCAGGTAATCATGACTGTTACTTAAAGCATGACGCATCAATAAATTCGTTATCTGTATTTAAAGGTAAATCGAATGTAACTGTTTTAGATGAGTTATATTCAGCAACAATACACGGTAGAAGAGTATCGTTTGCACCTTGGGGTTGTTCTGTAACAAATATACCTGAAAGTGATATAGTATTTGGTCATTTTGAATTAGCTAATTTCCAAATTAATAATTTCAAAATATGCGACCATGGTGAAGACTATAATCAATTACTTAACAATGCAAGAATAACATTTACTGGTCATTTCCATTTAAATCAGGAGCGTGTATTTGATAATGGTAAAATTATCTATGTAGGCAATACATTTCAAATGGATTTTGGTGATGCGGAAAGAAAGAAATATGTTTATATTTACAATTTTGTGGATAATTCATATGAAACAATAGAGAATACTGTTTCACCTAGACATTATCTTGTTAAATTAAGTGAGATACAAGGTGACAATATAGACAAGACAATACAAAACATTGTTACAAACAATATTGTACGTTTATGTGTAGATAAAAAATTACCACCTGATAACATTAATAAAATATCTACTAAATTATCACAACTTAAACCATTAGGGTTTAGTGTAGATTATAAACTAGATATTGATAAAATTGATATTAACGCAAACCAGGATACTCATCTTCAAAGTATAGATATACCTACAATGATTGATGAGTTTATTAATTTAATGGAGATAGATAATAAACCTGAAGTGCGTAAATATGTTAATAATTTATATAAGGAATGTTTAAAATGAATAAAACCGGTTTTTTAATTTATCACGATAGTAATAAACAAAATTGCACTAAATTAGTAGATCTACTTTCAACGGTAAATAATTCATATACCGTTGTAACTAATGATTTAAACACTAATAACTTTAAATGCGATACAAAAATTTATAGAGCTGATAAAAAGTATTTTTCAGCTTGTGTAAATGATGGTTTAAGAGAACTTAGTAAAAATAATTGCGAGCATATTTTTATTATACGTGATAATGTTGAATTATTAGATACAAATTTTGTAAATGAGTATGTAAAATGCTTTGAAAATACCGGTATACACATTTTATTCAATGTAGATGCCGAACGAGTTATTTTAGATTATAAAGATTGTTCGGTAAAAGTAACAGATCGTTTTTCGAAACATTTTGTATATTTAAATTTGAAGTGTATAAAGGAAATAGGTTATTTTGACGAAAAATATCAGGATTCATTCGAAGCATTAGACTATTATTATAGGTTATATAATAAGGGTTTAAGTACACCTGTGAGTTACTTTACATCACCTAACATTAATAAGTTCAATGTAATTGAGCAACCTACAACCACCCCGTTTGAAGAAGATATAATGTTAAGAGGGCTTAAACTGTTCAAACTCAAGTATAATTACACCCCTGTTGATTTACCTCTGTTAACAATGACTGAAGCATCACAGGTATATCAAAAACTTTTTACTAGATTTGCTAAAAATAATACGGTATAATTTACAAAATGAAACACATTTACTTTAATCGTATATCGATTAAAAACTTTCTTTCTATAGGTACTGAACCTGTTAGTGTTGAATTCAACAAAGGTTTACACATTATTACAGGTTACAATAAAGATAAAGAGGATAGACGCAATGCAGTCGGTAAAACCACTATATTAGATGCTATTAACTTTGCTGTATTTGGTAATACAGTGAGGGATCTTAAAAAAGATTTAGTGGTTAATAATATAACCAATGACACATGTGAAGTTGAGCTTAATTTCACTATTGATGATAAATCGGTACGTAACACATATACAGTTATACGTAGAATTAACCCCTCTGAATTATTTTTATATCGTGATGGTGAAAATATTACCATGCACACCATGGCAGGGACTAACAATCTTATTACAGATTTAATATCGTGTAATGAGGAGGTTTTCCAAAATTGTATTATAATGAGTGCAAATTCTTCAACACCATTTATGGCAAAGAAAATGGTTGAGAAGAGAAAATTTATTGAAGGTATTTTTTCGTTAGAAGTTTTTAGTGAAATGCTTTCTAAAGTTAGAGATAATTATAATTCCAATAAAAAAGAATGTGATATAGATTCTGCAAAGTATAATGAAATTAAAACTGCAGTAACAAATTACACCAATCAAAGACAAGGTATTTTAAATGAGCGTCTTTCTAAAAAGAAAGAAAAAGAAAAGACACTTAAGGAAAATAACGAAAAAATACAAAAACTAAAAAATGCAGATAAAACATCAAATGATGATGTTGATATAGAAGGTAGGCAAGATAGAATAAAAGTTTTAAATAAAGCTATTGATGAATTAGATAATAAAATTAATCAGCTTACTATATCTATAACTACATCAAAAACTGAAGTAACCACACTTACAAACAAATACAACTTAATTGGTACAAAGAATGATTTATGTGATGTATGCTTAAGACCAATAGATGTAACCGATAGAGCACACATCAATAAAGAAAAAGATACGTTAAAAGATAAAATAATATCTATAGGTCAATCTTGTAAAACTAATACCGATAAACTACAAGTTTACAAAACACAAAAAGAAAAAGTTAAAAAAGAAATAGAAAAAATTAGTAATGAAATTACTACAATTTCAAAACAATTAGAATCAAAAAAATCACTTTCTACGGCTATTAAAAGCTTAGAGGATTGGAATAAAAATATTGAGAATGAGCTTATAACGTATAATAGTACTTCTACAGACTTTGATGAAGTTATCAACACAACAACAGATAAACTCAATACAGCAAAGACTAAGTTGGATAACTTAAAAGCAACGTTGAGTATGCTTGATGCTGTAAAATATATTGTTTCAGAAGAAGGTGTAAAATCGTTTATAATTAAAAAAGTGCTCGAATTGTTTAATGGTAGAATTGCATATTATCTTAAAAAAATGGATAGCAATTGCACCTGTGTTTTTGATGAGTATTTTGACGAAAAATTTACTAATGAAAAGGGTAAATCGTGTTCATATTTTAATTTTTCAGGTGCTGAACGTAAAGCAATTGATTTAGCATGTCTTTTTACGTTTATGGATGTGCGTAGACTCCAGGGTGGTGTCTCAATTAATATTAGTATATACGATGAATTGCTTGATAGCAGTGTTGATGAACGAGGTATAGAACTTGTTTTAAATATTCTAAAGGAGCGGGTTGAACAAAATAATGAATGCGTGATGGTTATTAGCCATCGTAAAGAAAGTGCAAAATTTGCTACCGGTGAAATCATATGTCTTGAAAAAAGAAATGGTATTACCACCCGTGTGGAATATATAGAATAATACGTTAAGTTTAATTATGTTTACATCGCTCCCGGGTACATCACCATTTGCTGCACCTTTTAAACCTGTATTTGCACAGCAGCAACCCACGCCTGGTGTTATACCTCACAGTGAGCGTTTAATACCTATTCAACAATCTGTTCAAGACACTGTTAAAGTTTTTAATTTTTTAGCTGATCACGGTGGTTGTGGTTGTTGGAGATTAATTTGGCCTGAAATGATAATGAATCTCAGAGGTGATTTATTATCTTTTAATGGTATTTTTATGTTACGTGATGAACGATTTTATAGTCAAATGACTACAATCCGTATACAACGTCAAGCTTCACCGCAACAGTTAGAGTTTATTAAATTTTTAAAAGATATACAAAAGAGAAATAAATTCAAAATCGTATATGAAATTGATGATATAACATTTAGAGAAGATATTCCTGATTATAATAGATTTAAAGTAGCGTTCGCTTCAGATGATGTTAGAATAAGTTGTGAAGAAATAATGAATCTATGCGACGAAATTACAGTAACATGTGATTTCATGAAAGATTATTATAAATCTAAAATAGCTAATCAAAACGTTACTGTAATACCTAACTATGTACCTAGATTTTGGATGGGTAATTTTTATAACAAAGAAAAGTTGTTAAAGAATCTAAACGATAATAAAAACAAGCCACGTATTTTATATAATGGTTCAGCTGCACATTTTGACGTTGATAATAGAGTAAAGCAGCATGATGATTTTTACCATGTTAATGAAGCAATTATTAAAACAAGGAAAAAATTTAAGTGGATATTTATCGGTGCTGCATCACAAACTTTAATACCGTATATTAAGTCAGGTGAAATTGAATTTCACCCTTGGTGTAAATTAATGGATTACCCGTATTTTATTGATAAACTCAACGTACAAATGATGGTAGCTCCATTAGCTGATAATACATTTAATAAGTCAAAGAGTGATCTAAAATATCTTGAAGGTGCATGTTACGGTATACCTGTAGCTTGTCAAGATATGGTAACATATAAAAACGCACCTATAAGATTTAAAACTGGTGATGAAATGATAGATCAAATTGACGAAAATTTAAAAGAAGGCAATTATAAGAGACAGGCTACAAATGCTCGCAAAATTGCAGAAAGCCGTTTTTTAGAAAATGAGGGAAATATAATGAAATTTGTTGAGATGTATAAATACCCATACGGGTCAATTGAACGAAAATTTTTAAGTAAAACTTGATGATTTTACAAAAATAACTTATCATAAGTTATCATGAGTTATAGGAGTATAACGTATCATCCTAGAGAAGAGATGATGCGTTTGTATACATGGGATGAAAATGGTAATCGCATTACTGTTGATCATACTTTTCACCCATATCTTTATGTAGAGGTACCCACCGAAAGACAAGGTACTGCAGTTTCTTTGTTTAAAACCCCTTTAAAGAAACTCAATTTTAAATCGCAATATGATAGAAGTAAGTTTATTAAAGATAACAATATAACAAGAGTTTTTGAAAACTTACCGTACTATCAACAATTTTTAATTGATAGGTTTTGGCAAGTTAATGAAACACCAGATTTTTCAAAGTTTCCTATCAAGATGTTATTACTTGATATTGAAACATATTCACCTGACGGATTTCCTGATATTGCAAAAGCAAATCACCCTATCAACGTTATTACTATATATGATAGTTTATCTAAAAAGTTTGTAACATGGGGTATTAAACCTTATAGTGGTATAACCCAAGACCACAACTACATATATTGCCGTACTGAAAAAGATTTGTTAAACAGTTTTTTAACGTATATTGAATCAGACTATCCTGATATTTTAAGTGGTTGGAACTCTGAGTTTTTTGATTTACCATACATTATTAATAGATGTGCAAATATTTTAGGTGAAGATGAAATGCGTAGACTTTCACCTGTAAAAAATGTTTATAGTAGAAATATTTTAGGTAAATTTGGTAGACCACAAATAAGGTGGTATGTTGATGGTGTATCGTTACTTGATTACCTTGATATATATAAAAGGTTTTCACCTGAACGTGAATCCTATAAATTAGATTATATAGGTGAAATTGAAGAAGTTGGTACTAAAGTTAAATTTACCAATACTGATCTTGTAGGTTTAGCTGATAAAGATTGGGAAAAATTTGTCGAGTATAACGTGCAAGACGTGCGATTACTTGTTAAACTTGAAGAAAAACTTCAATACTTAGGTCTTGTTAGAATGCTTGCCTATGTAGGTTTAACTACATTTGAAGCTGCAATGGGTAGTTTGTCGGTTATTAATGGTGCAATGGCGGTTAAAGGTAGATATCGTAATCAAATAATACCTACTTTTATACGTAACGATCCTGATAATACTAATCCAGGTGCATATGTAGGTGAACCTAAACAAGGTTTTCAAAAATATGTATTCTCATTTGACGCTACTAGTCTATATCCTAGTGTGATGATTAGTCTTAATCTATCACCTGAGACTAAAATTGGTAAACTGGTTGGTGTTGAAGATGATAAATATAGTATACAGCTTACTAACGGTAAAACAAAAACAGTTAGTAAAGCTATATACGAAAAATTTATAAAAGACCATGAAATAGCTATTACTAAAGCAAATGTCTTATTTACGCAAAAAGAAAAAGGTATAGTACCGGAAATCGTAGATTATTACTTTGCTAAACGTAATGAGTTTAAGAAAGAGTATATCAATCGGAAAAAATATCTTGCAAGTCTGAAACCTACCGACCCTGAGTATAAGACAGTTTCTGCAGAAGTGCAAAGATTAGGCACCAAACAATTAACTGTTAAGATTTTTATTAATTCAATATACGGTTATTTTGGTAATAAACAGGCACCTATTGGTGATGATGATATTGCCTCATCTATTACACTTACCGGTCAAGGTGTTATTAAACAGAGTAATAGTATTATAACAAACTTTATTAGCAAGAAAGCAAATATACCTATTGAAGTTCTTGAAAAAGATACACCAGTAATTTATAACGATACAGATTCATCTTATATATCAATTAGACATCTTATTGATAAATTAAATATCCCATTTATCGATAAAGATGGTAATGTTAGTCAGCAAGTGTATAGTATTGAGAATGAACTTGTTACGTTTCTTAACAAGGAAATTACAAAGTGGGGTTTAAGTGAATTAAACAGTAAAGACTGTAGATTTTCATTTAAACGTGAATGTATAGGTGATGTCGGTGTTTTTCTACAAAAGAAAAGATATGTATTACATGTTCTTGACGAAGAAGGTGTAAAGAAAGCTAAAACAAAATATGTAGGCGTTGAGGTAGTACGCACTTCAATACCTACTGCACTTAAACCTTTACTTAAAGAGGTTATGGAAATAATGTTAAGTACGCAAGATTATGCAAAAGCTAATCATGCGCTTAAACATGTATATGATACTTTTAAAACACTACCTATTGAAAATGTAGCAACGGTAATGGGTATGAAAAATTACGAAAAGTATGCAGCACAGTGTAATGAGTTCACTGTATGTAAAGGTATGCCTATACACTGCAAAGCTGCATATTATTACAATAAAATACTTGAAAGAGATAAGCTTGATAAAATTTACGAAAAAATAAGCTCAGGGGATAAGGTTAGATTTTTCTATGTTCAAAAACCCAACCAGTTTGGTATTGATGCAATAGCATTTAAATATTCATGGCCTCAAGAACTTTCAAAGTATTTCAAACTTGACTACGATAAGGTTTTTGAAAAAGCAATATTTGCACCAATTGAACGAATGTATGAGGCTGTAGGTTGGAGAGCTCATATACCTAATAAGGCTGTGCAGACAGATTTATTTTCACTCTTAAGTTGATTTTTATTTATTTCAATTATAATAATAATATTATGGAAGAACAAATAAGCATATATGTCGATGGTGCTGGTAGATACATACTTGGTATTGAAATTGCTTCAGACAATGACAATACTATACGTGTTAAAAATCCTGCATTAATTGTAATCAATACCGGTGCAAATGGCCAAATTCAAATTCAAACAATACCTTTTTTCTTTAGAGAGTTAACCGCACCGGGTTGCGACCGGTGTATTTGGGACTTTCCAAAGAATAATTGTGCTAAAGCAACTTCAATTGAATTGAGTGAACAGCTTAAAAAGCAGTATTATAATGCTGTAAACCCACCACAAGCACAAGTGCAACAAGCTAGCGAGCAAATAAAGGTTGTCAAACTTTTTGATGAGTAAATATGGGAACTAAAGAAATAGATATTAACGACGTTTTTGAACGTCTTGATAAACTCAACCCTGAAGCTACTTTTCTTAGTGAAAGTGCTTTATCAAACGTAGATACCTGGTATGATACTGGTTGCTACGCTCTAAATGCCATTGTTAGTGGTAAAATACGCAATGGTGGTGTACCTAAAGGTCGTATCGTAGGGTTTTCTGGAGAATCTGGTGTTGGTAAAACCTTTATTATTAATAAAATTCTTGGTATTGCACAAAATAAACTCGGTTTGATACCAGTTATTTTTGATACTGAGTTCGCTGTCGATAAAGAAAGTGCTATCAATGTTGGGGTTAACCCTGAAAAGACCAAATATGTTCCAGTCTATACTGTTGAGCAATGCAGGAATCAACTATCTACATTTTTAGATAGTGTGGTTGAAAAAGGTCTTCAAGGTAGGTTTATTGTAAGTGTTGACTCACTTGGTAACCTTGCATCTCAAAAAGAAATTGATGATGTTGAAAAGGATAAATCTGCTGCTGATATGGGTCTTCGTGCTAAGACGCTGAAAGCTATGATGCGCCTTATTACCTACAAGGCTGCTGCTGCAGGCACCACTATATTGTTTAGTAACCATGTTTATGGTGATCCTACTGCAATGTACCCATCTTTGGTAAAGAACCAGGCTGGTGGTAGTGGTCCTACATATCTTGCAAGTGTTCTATGTCAAATAGCTGCTTCTAATGAAAAGCAAGATGAAAATAACGAGAATGATGAAATGCTTACAGAAGCACGTAATTACTCTGGTAAAACTTTACGGTTTTTAACTGTAAAAAATCGTTTTATACCTCAGTATTTACAGGCTGAAATTTATCTTAATTTTAAGACAGGTTTAGATAAATACAGTGGTTTGAGGGATATGGCTGTAAATCACGGTGTTCTTATATCCAATGGGCCCACATTTCAGATTGGAATAACATCTGAAGATGGTAAGTATAAACAAGGTGATAAGATTGGGTATTACAAAAATTGGTCTAAAGATATCGATTTTTGGGAGAACTACATTATACCTGAACTCGATAAAAAATTAGCAGTGGCTTATAGGTATGGTGTAAGTAAATAAGTACATGGCTAATATTGGATTTTACGGCTCACATAACGGTGGTATTGCAGTTGAACAGAACGGTAAATATACTGTTGTTGAGTTTGAAAGATTATTTAACGGTAAAAATTTAGGTCTAGCACAATATAAAGTTGCTAGGAATAGAGAGTTGGGTTTAAAGACGGCTCTTTTATATTTACAAAATAATCTTGGTATTGAGTTTCCTGTAGATGTAATGGTTCATAGTAACTCTGAAGTTACACACAATGATATAGTAACAAGCTACAAGGATTTTATACCAGCTACAAAATTAGTAAGAACTTGGCACCACCGTGCCCATGCAGCCTCATCGTATTACCAGTCTAATTTTGATGAGGCTGTTATTATTTCATATGATGGTGGTGGTGATGATGGGTTTTTTAACGTATTTACAGCAAATAGAAAAGACGGTTTATCACATATAGGAAGTCACCATGTTGATATGGGGTTCCCGTACATGATAATAGCTCATTATCTTGAACCGATAAAGCAAGAATGGATAGGTGATGGTAATTTAGTGTATGGTGGTAAGATAATGGGTCTATGTAATTATGGTCAATCAATACCTGCATGGGAAAAACCTATGCGCAAATTCTATATGTCAGCTCCATGTGGTGAAACTTATATAGAAAAAGTAAAAATATTAAGTGCTGAGATAGGTGTACCGTTCAACGAGGGTTTGAGACTCACAGGTGAGATTGCATATAATTTAGCGGCTACGTCGCAAAAAGTTTTTGAAGATATTTTCTTTGAAATAGCGTCACCTTATTTCATTAGATGTAATTATCCAATTATATTAACAGGTGGATGCGCTTTGAATATTTTAGTAAATCAAAAGGTTAAGGAAAAATACCCTAACCGTAAAATATTTGTAGCACCCAATAGTAATGATTGCGGTATTGCGTTAGGGTTTTTACTTGATTACATGAAACCTAAGGACCCTGTAGATGTAACTTATGGGGGACCTGAAGTTTTTGATAGAAATACACTTTCTGATATATACGAATCACGGTATAGTTTTAAAATAACACCTGCAAAAGCAGCTTCTTTATTTGCTGATGGTAAAATAGTGGGTGTAGTACAAGGTGGTTGTGAACACGGACCTAGAGCATTAGGTCATAGAAGTATTATGTGTAACCCTTCGTTTCCTCAAATGAAGGATATATTAAATGCAAAAGTAAAAAATAGAGAATGGTATAGACCTTTTGCACCTGTTGTAAGACTTGAAGAAGTTTCGACGTATTTTGAATGGGAAGGTGAGTGTAGGCATATGTTATTTTGTCCTAAAGTTAAACCTGAATGGAGAGATAAATTATCATCTATCACCCACGTTGATGGTACTGCAAGAGTTCAAACAATTACCCGTGAACAAAATGAATGGTTGTATGATGTTTTAACAGAGTTAAAAAAGCTTGTAGGTCACGGGGTGCTGTTGAATACATCATTTAATGTTGCAGGCAAACCAATATTAAACACATACCGAGATGCACTCGTTGTTTTAGATAAGACGCAAATGGACTTTTTAATATTGGAAGATATTCTTGTACATAAGTCTTGATTTATATTTGAGAATTTTTATAATAAAAATATGACCAACAATGGTGTTGTATTAGGTGTAAGTGGTGGTATGGACTCTTCTGTACTACTTCACAAAACGTTAGAATATTTTGATAATATACATGCAGTGTTTTTTGACTATGGTCAAAGACATATTATAGAAAAGACTTGCGCTGAAATGCAAATTAATCACGTTAGGTCAAAATTGAAACCTAACCAAACGTTACAATTTAAAACAATTGATGTGAGATTTATTAGAGAAATTGCTCCAACGAGTTCGTTAACTAATAATAAAATTGCTACACCTAATGTTAAAAATGTAATGGGAGAGGCTCAACCATTAAGTTACGTACCAAACCGCAACTTGATGTTTTTAAGTATTTTAGCCTCATTAGCTGAAGCAAATAACATAACATCAATATGGCATGGGTCTGCTCAAGCTGATACACTTGCAGGTTATTGGGATTCAAGTAGCGAATTTAGAAATAATTTAAATAACCTACTTTCATTAAATAGAACAATACGAATAACGGTAGATACACCTCTTATATTAATGAGTAAAAAAGACATTGTACTTGAAGGTGTGCGGTTAGGTGTTAATTTCGGTAATACATACACTTGTTATAGCGGTGAAATGGTTTCAGATGCTGAAAGTGTAAGTAGTAGTTTGCGTATTAAAGGGTTTATCGATGCAGGTTATATAGACCCACTTGCTTATAAGCAAGATTTATCCCTAATATGGGAAAAATATAACTGTAAACGTATAGATTAAAGTTCGTCGGGTGATACTGGTTCGTCTTCATCAGATATTTCAGTATCAGTCTCTTCAATTTCTTTTTCTCTAGCTTTTTCTTCAGCTTCGTACTTTTGTTTTTCTTCTGCACGTTGACGTCTGAGTTCAAGCATTTTATTGACAAATTCTTTACGTTTTTCTTCTTCACTCTTACCTGAAGGTAAGAATTTTTTAAGTGGTAAGAACATTTTTAATGTAGATTCTAAATCTTCGTCAGGTTGTTCTTTTGGTTCTTTACCGCCTAATTTTAACTCTTTAGGTGCTTTAGGTATATCATCTTCACTTTCGTCGTCGTTAGATAAGCTAATATCTTTAGTTAGTTCAGGGTCATATTCCATTTCACCGCTTTGTTCATCTGGTATACTAATTTCACCGGGTATTTCTTTTGGGGTTTCTTCACCTGAAAAATATAACTTTAATATATCTAATAATGCTAAACTTGCAACTTTATTTTTTGCATAAACTTCATTAACACCTTTATCTATTAAAAAATTGACAATTTCTTTACCGGTGGCAGGTGTATCCTCTACATACTGCAAGATATCTTGCGTCATCGCATCTAGCGGAGCTTGTTCATACTTGTCACCAAGTGTTAACGTAGTGTTAAAGTTAAACGCTCCTACATCCTCTATAGGTTTACTTCCAATATCTATATCAACATCTTCATCAGGCTCAGCATCTTCATCGGGTTCCTGTTGACCAGTTAATTGATTTTGTAAATCTGCAATTTTTTGTCTCAATTGATCTTCAACACTACCACTTGCTACATATGGTTCTTCTGTTGTTGGCTCATCTATTGTTGGTTCATCTGAAATTGGTTCGTTTTCTGATTCAGAAGCTGCATTTATTGCTGCACGTTTAAGTCTTTGCATCATTTCATAATATGATTCTAAACGTTGTTCCCCTGTTTTAGGGTCGGTTATCATCTGTTTGACACGTTCACCATATTGTTTCTTTCTACCCCTAGCTTCATTAATAGCATTATTAATAGCATGAAAATAACTTTCAAAAATTAAATTATCATCGGAATGAAGCATAAAATTATTTATTGTTTTGTAGTAATTTAATGGTTAAATAACTATAATAAAAGTATGTGCGCAATATTTGGATCGTATAATTTATCACATTTTGTTAGACTTTATTTAACAAATAAATTTAGAGGTAATGTTTCGTTTGGGATAGCTGTGTTATCTAGTGAAACAAATAGATGGGAAATACATAGAACTACAGATTCTGAACAAACACTTAGAATTTTAGAAAAATATGGTCAAAATACCAGATATTACCTCGGTCATATACAAGCTCCTACAGGTTCAGATAGGAATATTAATGAAAATACAATCCATCCTTTTAGCTATAATAATATACATGTAGCACATAACGGTATATTAACCAATTATGAAGATTTGAAGCGTGAATTTAATTGCAATAATATAGATAGTAATGTAGATAGTTCTATTATACCGTATATTATAAATTACTATAAAAGCTTAGGCAAAACAACGCAAGAAGCTATAATTGAAACTTGTAATAAATTAAAAGGTACATTTAGTTTATGGATTATTGATGAAAATAATGATTTATATATTTGTAGGTTAAGTAGCACTTTATTTCACGAAGAAAATTGGTTTTCTTCTGTAAAGTACATGCTCATGGTACCGGTACCAGAAAGAACTTTGTTTAAACTTGATTTAAACAATAATACCTTTTATAATGTAGGGACGTTTGCCGCTGATTCTCATTTCTTTACTCTCGGATCATGAAAAATTTATCGTTAGATTTAGATATTTTTGAAACAACCATATTTTATAAATCATTTACCGATCAAAAATACCTTGCTTCAATTGTAGACTATATTAGACCTCATTACTTCAAAGATAAAGATTTTAAAAACGTTTTCACCATAATAAAAATCTTTTTTGAAAAAAGAAATACGTTACCTTCAAAAACTGAAATTTTAAACTATTGTAACACATCAGAATATAAAGATAGTTTAAAAAATGCACTTAATAAAATTCAAAAAGTCGATAAAAACTTTAACGAAGATGACTTGTACGCAAGTACTGAGCAATTTTTAAAGGAAAAGGCTGTATTCCATACAATGATGGATGTGGTGGATAAGGTAACTAATAACACGGTAAATACAGCAGAGATATTAGAAAAATTTGAGGAGAGTTGCAGTATAAATCTAACCCAGACTTTAGGTATTGATCTCTTCAAAGACATTGGTACAGTAATAAATGATCTTGAAACCATACAACCTGTGATTTCAACGGGTTGGAAATGGTTAGATGAAAGATTAGACGGGGGATGGTTGGCTTCAGGTAGAGCTTTATATTTGTTTGCAGGTGAAACTAATGTTGGTAAATCTATTTTTCTAGGTAACGTAGCAACAAACATAGCCAAACAAGGTAAAACAGTAATTATCATTTCACTTGAAATGAGTGAAATGATTTATGCACGAAGACTTGCATCAAGCATTACCAGTATACCGTTATCTAATCTACGCCATGAAACAGGTTTGTTGAGAGGTAACGTTGAATTGTTTTTCGAAAAATACCCAGGTGGTAAAATACTTATTAAGGAATTTCCACCTAGTACTATAACACCTATACAATTATCAGCTTTTCTTAAAAAGTTACAATCGCAAGGTATTGCTTTTGATGCGGTTGTTTTAGATTATCTTAACTTACTACATTCACCGATAGGTTCAAATAGCAACGAACGTGGTAAATATATAACCGAACAGGTACGTGCATTTACTTATATGTTTAATGCGCCGTTTATATCTGCTACTCAGTTAAATCGTACAGGTTATAATGTTTCAAACCCAGGTGTTGAAACTATCGGTGAGAGTTTAGCAATGGCACAAGCGGTTGATGCAATGATGAGTATTTGGCAAGAAGAAGACGATAGATCTCTAAACATAATACGATTAGGTATGATGAAAAACCGATTTGGATCTAACACCGGTTGTACTCAATTACAAATTAATTACCCTACATTAACTATTACCGAGGAAGATATACCACAATTAGAATCAGTAGCAGCTACAGCTATTAACGCTCTTGACTTGTTAGGTGATAATAGTTGATATCAATAAAAACGTATTTAATTATTTATGATGGATAAGTATTTCGTTTTCACAGATTGTGATCTCGACGGCGCTTGTAGCTATTTATGTGTTAAATGGCTACTTGGGTCCACTCCTCTACCATATAAAGCAACAACAGTCAAAAATTTTAGTACCGATTTTAGTGCATGGTTATCTAAAAATGATATAAATTCATTTAAGAAAATTTTTATATTAGATATTGATGTTTCAAAAAATATAGATCTTGTTGATTACCCTAATGTTATTGTGATTGATCATCATCAATCACATAAACCAAATTATAAAAAAGCAGTTAAAATTGTTAAAACACATACAAGTAATGCTGATTTAGTTAAGCAAACATTACTTAAAAATACTAGTTTAACACCCGAACAACAACATTTAATTGCATTAGTTGACGACTATGATAGTTACACCCTTAAAAATCAAGAATCATTACTTTTAAATTTTCTTTACTGGCAATATCAAGGGGATAGAGTTAAACAGTTTGTGGTGGATTTTGAAAACGGTTTCAAATTGTTTAACGTTCAGCAAAGAAATATCATTTTATTACAACTTAAAAAATTACAAGAACATATACAGACAAATCCAATATACTATTATAAAAACGATAGATATTCAATAGCATCCATGTTTGGTGATTTCAGTATTAACGAACTCGCTGACCATGTTCTTAAAAAAACGCAATGCGATATAGCGTGTATAGTCAACACTCGTTTAAAGCGTATATATTTTAGACGTAAAAAAACATCTAATGTATCACTTTCAACTACCGTTGAAGAAGTAACGGGTGAGAAAGGAGAAGGTCACGATAATGCTTGCGGAGGTACCATAACAGAAAAGTTCTTAGAGTACACCAAGTTGTTATCGGTGTATGAAAAAGACAAATACTAACCCATCTAATAATCTATCAAATGATGAGATGGAGCATATATTTTTAACGTGTTGTTCATACACTTATATTTATTTTAATAAAAAAATAAACTTACCCAACATTTTCCTTAAGGTTATAAGCGATAAACATATATGTGAAGTGTTTCTTAAATGTATGGATTTAGATACACCTTTCCAAGTAGTGCAATATTTTTTAAATTACGATCCCACATTGTATAAGAGCAAATATATCAATATGTTTTTGAATAATAAAAAAAATAAATTGATAGTAGATTCGTTTAAATTATCATATTAATATGACAGAGTTTGAAAAAGATATTTACAATAAATATCTTAAAGTATCTCGTCGAAGTTTAGACAAACCATATAAAACGAGAGTAAATTTCGAAAATTTTGAAAATGAAGAAAATTACATTTATACAAAAAAGCTTGCAATTTTTTTCACAAAATACAACCATATTAAGATTGAAGACTTTTTTCTTGCACCTTACTATATTTATCCAAAATGTGATAAATCGTATGATTTAAAGTTTTATTCATCATATAATGGTGTGAAGGTGTACAACCTTTATGAGAAAAAGCTATTAACAATAAACCCCGATACCGATATTGTATTGCAAAGAACAAAAGACGGTATAAAACATATCATGTCTTTTTGTAAAGAAAATAATTTGAAATACTCTGATTATTTTAATCATATTACCGATAAGGTAAATACATTTTGGGTACATTTAAAGGAAAATAAAATTAGTGTGTATTGTCTTTTTCTTTGCGATAAAATTGATTTAATCTACAGTAGATGCGATAAGGAAATCATTAATTTTATGTTGGGTAATTTAATGCATGATTTTAATCTTTACAGATCCGTTTATTATAACTCTAAAACGACAAAGAAAATAATTTCGGAATTAAAACCTTATTTTTCCATTTGAAATTTTTGGTAAAATATATTAAATATAGATCAATACGTGAGTAGCGTATTGAAAAATAACTAATAAACTAATAAACTAAAAAAACTAAAAATAACTAAAATATATGAATAACATAATAACAGCATCGATGTTTGATAGCATCAAACAAGCATTAGTCAAGAACGAAAACAACAGTGTGGGTAAGTTCATGAAGACAGAAGTAGGTAATACCTACACTGTAAGATTGTTACCTAACATTAAAGATCCAAGCAAAACGTTTTTCCATTACTTTACTTTTGGTTGGACGTCTTATTCAACTGGGCAATATATTAACTTGGTAAGTCCTCAGACGTGGGGTGATCGTGACCCGATCAATGAGTATAGATATAAAATTACCAAGACTGGTTCGCAAGAAGAAAAAGACAAGGCAAGCAAAATTCTTCGCAAAGAGAATTGGCTTGTAAATGTTTATGTCATCAACGATCCTAAGAACCCTGAAAATAATGGTCAGGTAAAACTTCTTAAGTTCGGTCGTCAATTGCATAAGATTATTATGGATGCAATTGAGGGGGAGGATAGCGATTCACTTGGTTCGAGAATCTTTGACCTTAGCGGTAAGGGTTGTGATTTCAAGGTTAAGGTGGATAAGCAAGGTGAATATCCTTCGTATTCATCTTCTAAATTCACAATGCCCAAAGCAATCGAGAATCTTACCGAAAATAAGATTCAGGAGATTTACAATGACACTATTGATCTTGAAAGGGTGTTCACTGTTAAGAGTTACGACGAGCTCACCAAGGTTCTTAATGAGCATTATCATTGCACAGCCACACCTGCTGCAAAGGAGGATGTGAAGGTAAATATTATTGAAGCTGCTACACCTGTAGCTCAGAAGCCAGTTAGTAAAGCAGTTGCAGAAGCTGAAACATCTCTCAATACTCAAGAGGAAGATGATGATATAAGCAAGATTCTTGAGCAGTTGAATAGTTAAATAGTTATATAAATACAGGGGAAGGTGTACACCTTCCCCATTTTTTTATGTCTGCAAATAATGTAAAAGAAGATTTAGAATTGATTGCAGCATTAACTGCAAGCACAGCGGGGTTTATTAAAAACAACGTTAATGGTATGATGGTTGGTGATAGTAAATTTATTAAAACTGATATCCAACCACGTGATATTATTGAAAAAGCAAAAGCTAATTTAGTTAAAGAGCATATTAGGGTTGTACCTGCTCAACAAGTACAACCACAATTACCTCGATCGCAACCAGTTCAATACCCTGTAGTAGAACAACCTTCACCGGTTAATACACCACAAACACCGGTGAATGATTCTAATCAAATGATGTTTAATTTCGATAATTCACCTACAGCACAAAATATATATTATAAACTCAATACAATTATTGAACGTTTAGATAAATTAAATGAAAAAGTTAATGGTCTTTCCGAACATATTGTAAAAAAAAAGTTGGACAAGAAAGAAAAAAAAGTCTAACATAGAAATATGGAATTGGTTATCAAAAATAAAGGGGAATTTCTCACGAAATTCTTAAAACCTGTATGTAATATATCAGACTCAGGTAATCTTAAGATACAAGAAAATAAAGTAACATCAATAAATGCCACACAAGATGCATCGGTAATTTTATTTGCGCAAAGTAATATTGAAATTAATACCGATAAACCTGTTGTATTAAATTGCCCCGATCTTCGTAGGTTAGAAAGAATAATAACACTTCTAGATTGTGAAGAAGTCAAATTAAAATATAATGGTAATAGTTTAGGTTACAATGATGGTAAAATAAGATTCACATACCATCTTTTGGAAAATGGAATTATCAATGGACCTTCATTAAGTGCTGAAAAAATAGCAAAACTTGAATTTAATATTCAATTTACCGTTGACCATAATAAAATTATTGAGTTAATTAAAGGGTCGAGTTTTGCAAATACAGCAAGCAAGTTATATATTTCATTTGTTGAAGGTAAAGTTTACGGTGAAATTGCAGACAAAGCAAATAGTTTATTGGATACATTTTCAACAGTGTTAAATGATGACTTCCAACCTAAAGAACCGATAAATGATATACCAATTATATTCGAAACAATAAAAATAATTTCATCGGTTAAATTTGAAAAGCTAACTGTTAATATTAACCCTAAACTTGGGGTTATATTGTTTGAAATAAGTGAAGATCAATATAAATTGAAGTATATTGTATCGGCACTAATGACATGAATAATATTACCACGCAAGGTTATTTTATCAAAAGACTACGTGATTGCGGTTTTGTGGTAATTAAACTGTTTCACAATTATAATTTTATAGATCCACGTAAATGGACAATTATTATTAACCCCAATAGAGAGTCAGTGGTGGTGACTTGTTACTGTAATAAAGATTCTCTGAAGGAAATAATGTTTGAATTCAATGACGGTGGTAATAAAATACCTAAAAATTTTTATTTAACAACAAATTCAATGGAAGTTGTTATATCTTTTTTAATTAAAAGAGGTATATCGAACAACGTTGATTTTAACGATCCTTATATTAAAAAATAATATGAAAATACTGGTACTCGGTAAAGGTTTTATTGGTGAGCGTTTAAGTTTTTTTCTTGCTAAAGCTCCAAACTTTGAGGTACATAACGTAAGTGTAGATATATTAGATTATACAAATCCGGAAATGCTTAGCATGTTTTTAAATTACCATGCTAACACTCAACAGTTTGATAAAGTTATAATTGCATTTGGGTATACCGGTACACCCAACATTGATTCATGCGAATTACCAGAAAATAAGCAACTAACATATCGAAATAATGTTACTATACCGAATAATATTATTGATGTTGTAAATCAATATGGTAGTAGTTGTATATACATTGGGTCGGGTTGTGTATATGATGGGTATGATAAGGAATATACAGAAACCGATGAACCAAATTTTGGGTTATACAATAACGATAGCAGTTTTTATTCAAAAACAAAGCATTTAGCTGAATTAACCTTTGGTCATAAGTGTCATATCTTTAGAATTAGGTTACCTTTTACGTTTATTGACGTTGAAAAGAATTTATTTAATAAACTTTTAAAGTATGAAAAGACTTTAGATGTATTGAACAGTGTAACATGTGTTGATGATTTCTATAATTTTGTATATAACTTTTTACTATTAGATAATCAATCACCTTTACCGTTTGGGCCTTATAATGTAGTTAACCCGCAACCAATTAAAGCAAATGAAATTGTGGAGTTAATGAAGGAAGTAAATATACCTAGTGTTTTCGATAAGAAGTGGAATTTTATTTCAGATCCTGCAAAGTTTAAATTTAAAGCTAATAGAAGCAACACGGTTCTTAACACCGACCTTATAACTTCGCTTGGATTGGGTTTACCTAAAACCGAAACATCTATTAAAAACATATTAATGCTTTATAAGCAAATCTTAACCACGGGTAATGCTGTAATTGAACCCCCTCAAATTGTATCTACAACCGAAACCATACCTACAAGTGCTGTAGAAATATCTTCTTAAATTCATCTAATAAATGAATTTTTTTAGAAATAAAAAAAATAAATTTAAAAAAGGTGATATATACGCAGTACATAAAGGTACGTATATAGGTCATCTATTGGTGTTTATAGAACAAAATACTGAAACAGATACGTTTAATTTTTTATCTACAAATAACCTAGAAAATTTTTACATACCATCGAAAGACGTTAAAGAAGGGGTGGAAAATAATTTATTACGTAAAACAAATGCTGTTTTATCTGGTAAAATACTTGAAATTTGTTTGAAACAATACAAGTTTAATATTGACCATCCTAAAAATACAAATATTATTAAAGAGGATGAAAATACTGATTTTGGATTGCAATAATTTACTGTATAGAACGTTTTGGGTTTCAAAAAATACAATAGGTAATGATAGCGATGGCCCTATTTTAGTTCATTTATTTTTAAATTCTGTTTATTCTTACGTCAATCAATTCAAACCTGATAAGGTTTACACGGTATGGGATAAAAAATTATTGGAAAATTCTACAAATTTTAGAAAAGAAGCATTAATACATCAATATAAAGCTAATAGGGATAAATCTTTAGCTCTAGAAGCACATCAATATGATGAACAGTTAGTGGGTATGTTAGAATCGATCGGTGCTTGTAATTTTTACCCATATAAACTCGAGGCAGATGATGTTATATCATGGCTCACCACAAAGAAAAACAATCATTATACAATTGTAAGTGTTGATAAAGATCTTTTACAGTTGGTAGATGATAATATTGATGTATATTCCCCAATTAAAAAAGACCTTATTACTAAAAATAACTTTACATTAACCAATAAAGGTATCGATAAAAGATATTTTCTAACTTATAAAGCTTTGATTGGTGATAATAGTGATAATATACAGGGTTTATATAAGGTAGGCCCAAAGAAAGGTCTTAAACTTGCTGTTGAAATAGTTGATACAAACAATATTAGTTGTCTCACCGATGAGCAACGTGTTATTTTTGAGAGAAATATGCGAATAATGGATTTACATGTAGGTTATACTATTGAAGATGAATATAAACACTATGAGAAACAATTGGATAACATAGTTGATACAAGGGATTACAATAGATTCGTTAGATATTGTAACGATTTGTCGTTAAACCGTATCATTTTAAATAAACATAAATGGTATAAAACGTTTTTTGAAGCAAATAAATTGAATAAACTTGTTCAACAATTAGGATTATATTAAATACATGTATGATTAACAATATGAGCAATCAACAATTTGTTAGACCTACTGTTATAACCAGCCCAATCAGTGGTGCACCGGTAAAACCACAGTTGAAAACATATGTGCGTAACAATCAAAAAGTTACTGAAGCACATTGGATTGATCCTAACAGTGGTTCATTTATACGAAAAGGTATAGTTAGTATTGAGCCCGCTGGTAAATAAAATGTATATTCCAGAAGAATATGTAATTCAGAAATTTTATCAATACGCAAACAAACCAAAGTATAACCGTCTTACACGTACCTACCAGGGAGGGTGCCCGATATGCAAAGAGGGTAAAAGCTGGGGGTTAAAAAGACGGTTATTCTATGTAGTAAAGAAAAATTTAATATTTTGTCATAATTGTGGGTGGAGTGGTAACCCATTAAAATGGATTACGCAAGTATCAGGAGATTCTTACAATAGCATACTAAATGATTTACAACAGTATGATAGTATTAAAATTGTAACTGAAAAAGAAGAGAAGCAACCTATAACTAATGATTTACCCGATGATTGTATTAACTTACTAGATGAACAACAGTTACAATTCTATAAAGATAATAAAATAATTAACACGATACACAATTATATTATTGAAAGACGGTTGAACACAGCAGTAAATAGACCTAAGACGTTATATACAAGCTTAAAAGATGGTACCCATAAGAACCGTTTAATTATACCATTTTACGAAAATGGTAAACCTATATATTATCAAAGTAGAAGTGTGTTAGATTACGATAAAAAGTTTAAACCTAAGTATCTATCTAAAAGAAACGGTGAGAAGTCATTGTTCAATATTGATAATATCAATAATGATACTGATTTTATTTTTATATTTGAAGGACCTATAGATAGCTTTTTTGTACCTAATGGAGTGGCGGTAGCTGGCATTCAAGAAGATAGTTATTCTACATTTACAGACTTACAATCACACCAAATTAAGAAATACCCACTACATAAACACGTGTGGGTACTGGATTCACAATGGCAAGATGAAGCAGGATTAAAGAAAACGTATAAACTTATAGAGAATAATCAAACAGTGTTTGTCTGGCCAGAAAATATCGGTAAAAAATTTAAAGATTTTAATGAAATGTGTTGTAAAGTTAAAATAGACAAAGTTAACCCAGCGTTTGTTATTGAAAACAGTTACGCTGGGTTAAAAGCTAAGTTAGTATTAAGTAAGATAAAGATATAATTAAGCGTTCTTACCACTGATTAAGTAACCTTTGAACGATTGTACGAGACCGCTAAGTTCGCTAGCTACTCTAGCTATTTTCTTTGATTCAGATGATGCAATTTTTTCAAACATTGTGTCGCAACTAGCGTTATGTAATTTGGATTGAATAGACTCTTGTGGATTCCCGTTAATATATTGCACAAACTCTTCAATCTGTGTTATCCAGCCTTGTAATTCACCAGCTTGCATGTCATAAGATTGTTTAAGAACATCTTTTGTTGATAAAGTTGGTGCTTGTACATCATACTCTGCTGCTTCAGTACCTTGATCAAGTGTAGCTGTCATTGCTTCTCTATCAGAAGCTGCATCATCGTTGGCTGCTTCAATTACTCTACAAAATCTCTTATGGAATACGCTCATATTATTATTTATTCGCAGACTAAATATTTTATATGCCTCACTACATATCTGAAGACGATAAAATGATGTACAATAAATGGGTGCAAGGCATAGCAACCCGGGATCTTAAGGGTAATAACATACTTTTATCTGATTTAAAACAACAAAGCAGTACACAAAATTATACAAATAGTGATGTAGGTTCACCTAATTATAAATTACCAAAAAAACTTCCATACCCTCTCGATACCATTTACGATGACTTAGCTGGTTTTATAGTTTCATATAGTAATATCCTTGAAAAACTTAAAAGAGGGTTTGAAAACCCTATAACAAAAGGCAAGGATAAAGAAAAGTATGATCAAATAATTAGTAAGTTTAAATTAATTGAAACTATACTTAAAGACACTGTCAACACATTTGATGACAAAGTTGAATAATTAATTTTATTCAATATATTATGTAGTATGAATTTTAATAAGGTTATACTAGGTGTAATTATTTGGGTTGCAATGAGTGTTGGTATTGCAATTAGTTTGAATATGATACTAAATGTATCGTTTTTTCCAACTTTTTTTGTTTCTTTATTGGTTCAATATTTTATCAGTGATACCGTGTATAGAATTTTAGCTGCAAAAGATATCACCAAAGCAAGAGAGTTGGAAAAAGAAATGTTAGACCAAATGAGTCAACAGTATGCGCAAGTAAAATGTCCTTGCGATAAAAATACTTCGCAACTTGTAATGTTAAATATTAATCAAGAAAATTTGTACAATTGTAATAGTTGTAATAAAGAATTAAAATGTATAGTTGGTTGGAAATCGTTTCAAACTACCGAACCAGTAACCCAAGATCCGTTTAAAAATTTCAATTTCGTAGAAAATAAAGATTATGAAATACAGTGAAGTAAACCCCACTTTTGCACCACCAATACGTGACGTACCACATCAAATTGATTATACAAATTTAGATCAAAAATGGTCTAATGATTCTGATTTAAATATAAAATATAAATTAGGTCAACAGTATAAAATAACTGACAATACACCTTTATGTGTTTTAGATACTATTGTTGATTGTGTGTTTGACTATATTAAAAGTGTACAGACTGACCCTAATACTAAAATTATTATAGCAAATCACCGTGATATAATTAAAAGTGTAATTAAAAATTTACACGATTCGAAAATAACAGTTGATTATAAACATATTTTATGTATTATTGATGGTATAACATATGCAAATGGAAGAAATTTATACCGCAAAGACAGTAGATGAAATGGGTAGTGAAGAATTAGCAAGATGGTTATGCTTGTTTGAAGCAGTTGATATAGTAACAGAAAAAGCTAACAAACAAAACATTGACCTTAATCAAACTAATGAATGGATCAAACCACTTTCATTTAAAACCTATATAAAAGAAACATATTTTTCGATGCTTGATAAAGTATGTCATTATCGTAATGAAATACCTCGTTTTGATGTACCAGCTTATTCAATCGTTGAAGTTGATAATCAAGATTCAATTGAAATAAATATTGAAACAGAGGAAGAGAGTAAAGATGTGTTAATATGACGTATATAATTGGTACAACTTTTAGTGTAAAGCGTCAGGAGTTAAAACCTGGTATAACTAGTTCAGCTCTTAGACCAAAGAGTAGCGGTAGTTTTTTACCACCAGGTACATACACTATTAATTATATCAAACTAATTAAAGAAGGTGTGGATTATACATTTGTAAATCAAAACGGTGAAATGTTAGTTGTTAATTTTAAATCTATAGGTCAAGCAGATGACTTCATATCTTCTGCAAGAGGGGAAAGAATACCCAATTACACTCAAATATACAGTAAACTAGCTTAAGTACCGTAACCACCGTATACATCATCATTGCTATCAGTATTGTCTGTATAGTTGAATATTTCTTTTGAACTATCATCAAAGTTTTCAGCGTATGGTTTCTGATCCATTGTATTACCAGATAATCCTGCGTATCTACTATCGTAAACTTGATTGTTAACACCTTCTGCAGATAAGCCAGGTTCGTAACTCCATTCGAATCTCTTAGCCTTAATTAACCAAACGTAGTGACCCATCAATTGACTGGTACGTGATGCGTCTTCGTCGAATCTTTCTGTAATTTCAAATTGTTTACCGGTTCTACCATTTGGTCTACCTTCACCGTATTCAGTTAAAACAAATACATCTCCCGCTTTAGGTTCGGTATTTTGACCAAAGGCATTATAAAAACCTTTTATAGATATATAAGCTGTTACTTCATCTTCAGATTGTATACCAAATTTTGTCAACATTATAGCATTTTCATTTAAGTCTACACCTATAACTATTTCTTTAGGATCACCATAATGTCTGGTTGGATCTTCACCATAAAAATTATCGGCTCCAGATAAACTGTAATTGTTTACAAAATACGATACTTTTTGACCATACAAATTAATTATTTCCCGCCAATAATTATCGAAAACGTCTTGCTCACAACCAAGTGTAGTTTTATTTAAAAATCTAAAACAAGTATTAACCGGTTGCGAGTACGGATATACTTTTGCACTATTATTACCTTTGTAACGACCCATTGACATATTATTTTGTTTTAACCATTAAAATTTTTCCTGTATTTGTTTTTTTCAAACCAACACCTGTACGTTTCAAACCTTTTACCTTACCTACCGGTAAATGCCTCACGTTAAACATATTTTTTAATTTATTTGTATCTGTATTTGATAAAGTTGTTTGATTTTTATTTTTTTGTTTTTTAAAGTGGTTTTTTGTTTTAGGTGAGGTTTTAGGTCTTATATATTTAGGCACTGTGTAAGCATGTTTTCTAGTGCTAGGGTCTCTAACAAGGGGGTGTCTATGCCTATGTTGTACTTGTCTATCAAAGTAATCTTTAAATGACCCCAGCATATATATATATTTATTAAAAAACCCTGATAGTTGCCTATCAGGGTTCAATATTTTGTAAACTATTTATTACGCTGGTTGAAAGAATGTATCACCGACTTTTGAACTTGTTGTTGACTTAACAACGTTTGACTTACCTTTAACATTTGTCAATTCTGTACCTTTTGTCTGATTAACTAATGGGTGGCCTTCGTCACCATCATTACCAACCTTGTCAGTTACTTTACCGTCGCCACCTTTACCTGGCTTAGCAAGTTTTGATACTGTGCTGTCGACTACGTTACCTTTACCTTTAACTGGAATAGGGTCACCTTTCTTCTGATTTACGAGTGGATGGCCAAGTTCTTCAGCTTCAATCTCTTCACCATATCCCATCATTGGTTGCTGTTCGTCTTCCTCACCTATTTCTTCGACTTCACCTTCATCTTCAAGTTCTTCTGATCCACTGAGAATATCACTTAACAAAGCGTGAAGATGTTGTGCAACTTCTCTTGGAATGGTAAGAGTAACATTTTCACCCTCATCACCAGCTTCGAGTTCAGGTGCACCAGCTTCTGCCTCAGCTTCAGCTGCACCAAGTGCAATTGCGTCTTCATCACCCATTACATCTTCATAAAGTTTATCGAATATTGATTTACTCATATCATTATTTATATTTTCTTTAGCAATTTTCTTTACCCCCTGTGAAAATTTATTTACATCGTAAAAATTTTCTTTTGTACCACCTGGTTCAATAGGGGTTTGGGGTAATTCAACACCATCTGATTCAGGGCCAGAATTTTTTATAAAAGGTGTTTTTGTTGGTGTTTCTGTTGCTGTTGGTAACGATTGAAATTTAACTTTACCTGGTTGTTTAAAGGTTTTAGCTTTTTGTGGCTTATAATTAGCACCAGTCATTAAATTTGGATTTTTTTTACCACCGAAAAAGTCAAATTTTTCAGAACGTAATTTAGCTAAAACAGCTCCAGCTACTTTTTGACCAGCTTTTTTAGAACCATATTTTTTAGCTGCACCCTTAGCAATTTTCTTAAATTGTTTGCCAGGTTTACCAATATCTTTACCAGCTTTTGCTTGCTTAGCTGAATATGATTTTTTAGCTTCTGTTACATGTTCACCTTTTGGTAATTCACCAGAACCACCCATTGCTTTGTCAATTGCTGAACCTCTGGCTTTTTCGTATTCAGAAAGTTTACCATCTTTATTAAGATCAGATTTAGTTGTATCAATCTCATCTTCTTGATTTAACATTTTTTTAAGTTCGTTAATTGCCATGTCACCTTCTTCATCGGTAAGGCCTTTACCTGTTTTGCTCTTAATATCATCGCTGACATCAAATACAAGTGAATTTATATCCGAATCTTTAGGCATATTTTCGGTTGCGCTCATACAAGCTTTAAGTATGAGTTGTTCGCGGGAATTACCTAATTTTTCAAATTCACCTTCCTCAACCTTTTCATTCACAATTGCGGCACCTTTTGTACCTTTATTGTAAATTTCGGTATACATATTGTTTAAAGTTTTTAAGTTCTTATCACTTGCTGATGAAAAATGGTTACCTGATTGCTGAGGTGTGTAGGTCTTTTCTTCTATTGGCTTGATCGAAGAATAAAGATCTGCAAGACCTTGCATTTGACGTGTTAAATTCATATTTATATTTATTGTCCGCTTACTAAATAATAGAGTGGCAATAGGAAAACAACGAGAACACTACCTGGGTAATCCAAATTTACCAACAGCAAATACTAGCTTTGAGTATACTCCTGAGATGATTAAAGAGATTAAAAAATCATCTGATGATATTGTACACTTTGCTTCAACTTACTTTTATATAATTAGCTTAGATGAAGGTAGAAAATGTATTGAACTACATAAATGTCAAAAACGGGTTCTCAAAAAAATGATGGATAACCGTTTTTTTATACTTTTAGCTTCCCGTCAGATAGGTAAGGCATTAGCATTAGATACACCTATACCAACACCGAACGGGTGGACAACTATGGGTGAGCTTAAACAAGGTGATCAAGTATACGGTTTAGATGGTAAACCATGTAATATTTTATGTGCGCATGATGTGATGTATGGTAGACCATGTTATAAAATAACATTTGATAATGGTGAAACAATTATTGCAGATGAAGAACATTTATGGTTTACAGAGTCGAAAAATGAAAGATATAAAGGCGGAACTGTTAAGACAACAGGTGAAATCTGTAAAACATTATTAGCTGGTAAAGAGCCTAACCATCGTATACCAATGTGTATTAATGGTGTTACATATGAATCTAGTAATTTACCTATTGATCCTTATGTGCTAGGTATGTGGCTAGGTGACGGTACATCAAGTGGTGCTACTATCTCAATAGGTAAACGTGATTTAAATGAAACGATAGATACACTTAAAACATATCAATCACAATTTGATAAATTAACTTTACACGAATATTATGCAGATAATTATACATTAAGGTTATCTACAACAAGTAATGTTAAAACCAAAAGTTTATCTACATTATTGCATGATAATAACTTAATAGATAATAAACATATACCGACTGCTTACTTACAATCTTCAAGACAACAAAGATTAAAATTATTACAAGGTTTAATTGATAGTGATGGTTATATCAATAAAAACGGTGTTTGTCAATTTTATAATACTAATATACGGTTGGTTAAACAGGTAAAAGAACTGGTTGAGAGCCTTGGCTACAAAGTTACATTTAAACAATATACCCCTACATTAAACGGGGTCGAATGCGCTGAATGCGGGTGTATTACTTTTACACCTATTGAGTATGTAGCAACTTTAATGTTTAAAAAGTCGCGTATAAAACCTAAACCACTACATGTACAATCAAAATTTAGATCCCAATGGCATTATATTAAAAATGTTGAGAAGATTGACTCTGTACCTGTAAGATGCATAACTGTAGATAGTAAAGATAATTTATTTCTCTGTGGTAGACAGTATATACCCACACATAACACCACATTAATGACAATATATGCACTTTGGTTTGCTTGTTTTAACGATGATCAAAAAGTGTTAATTGTTGCAAATAAAGAAGGTACCGCTAAAGAAATTTTTAGTAGAATACGTTTAGCATATGAAGAATTACCTAATTGGTTGAAAGCAGGTGTTAAAGAATATGGTAAGGAATCCATGGTTTTGAGTAATGGTAGTTCAATAGGTATAAGTACCACAACGGGTACAGCTGCCCGTGGTATGTCAGTCAGTTTACTTATTTTGGATGAGTTGGCGTTTATTGAACCACACATAGTAAATGAGTTCTGGAAATCAGTGTTTCCCATTGTTTCGTCATCTAAAAAATCAAAAATCTTTATAGCTTCAACAGCCAACGGGACAGATAATTTATTTTACGATATATATTCCAAAGCAGAAGCTAATAAAAATAATTGGGCTTACGATAAGGTTCTTTGGAGTGAGATTCCTGGTAGAAATTTACTGTGGAGACGTGAAATGATACTCGCTCTTGGTAGCGAAGAGGCATTTGATCAAGAGTTTGGTTGCAAGTTTATACAAACAGGTGAATCAGCAGTTGATGAAGTTTTATTTGCACATTTAAAAAAGAATATACGCCAACCACAGTTTGTTTTAGATGAAGGTAAATACTATGTTTATAAAGACCCTGAACCTAACGGTGTTTACGTTGTGGGTGTTGATGTAGCGGAAGGTCTGGGTGAAAATTATACGTCAATCCAAATTTTAGATTTACAAGATTTGACCAATATTGAACAAGTTGCGACCTATAATTGTAACACAATTGCTCCTATTCACTTCACAAAAAAGTTGCATGAAATTTTAACGCAATGGGGTAACCCATTGGTGTCAATAGAAAGAAATAACTGCGGGGGTCAAGTAATTGATCAATTGTTTTATTCTTATAATTACACTAATATTTTAACTTACGGCTATGGAAACAGCTTAAAAATTGCAACCAATAAAAAAGGTATTACATCACACTCTAATATAAAATTTAAAGGGGTGATGAATAAAAGATATTGGTTAAAAGAACAAAAAGCTGTTGCAATAAGGGATGAAAATACGTTAAAAGAACTTAAGAATTTCGTAAGATACCCTAACGGTTCATGGAAAGCTAGACCTGGTGCGGATGTATTTGATGACCGTGTAATGAGTCTAGTATGGGCTCTAATTGTATTGGATAACGAACTTGTTGAAAAATATTTTCATGTTGAAAAGTATGATGAAAATAAAAGACCGTTAATTATTAAACCATATCACGATACATCAAATGTTGCTTTACATTCATTTAATTCAATTTACAACGGGATGAATAATTTACAACAAGGTTTACCTACACCTTTTGTATTTACATCAAATGAAGGTGAGCCAAATGAAGACTTAGATGAACTAAAAGCAATGGGGTACTCTTTCTTACATCAACAAAGGTACTAATAAATATTATTGTGGCAGATATACCAGTCAATTCATTACCGTATACGCAAGCTCCGATCAATAAACAGAGAGCGGATAAATTTATTCTTGTGTTAACACCACCTAAGATATTTAGAGAATTTGATATCGGTAACATTTTTCCAACAAGTATACAATATAGTGTGTATGGTACTATAATACCTGAAATCAGTGTACCATCTACAACTTTAGGGTTTGGTAATCAAAGTATTAAAGTATCAACTTATTCAAGAACACCTTATAATGACATCACTGTAAACTTTACTGTAGATAATAGATTTCATAATTACTATTTTATCTATAAATGGTTAGATATTTTAAATGATGATAAAGACGGTATTTTTGCAAAATCTGACCAAGGTGGTATAGATGATGTGGTTAAGTCTATATCAAGAAAGAATTACAAACAAGGGTTATCTGAGTCAGACCTTTACTATACTGACTTTACTTTATATAGTTTAGATGAGTATAATAATAAAATAGCACAATTTACATACACCAAAGCATTTCCAGTAAATTTAGGGTCTTTAACAGCTAATTACAGGGATGCTACTCAATATGATACAGCTTTTACATTTTCATTTAATCAATTTTACATGAAACTTTTGATCTAGAAAAAAAGTGGTACGTAATCAATAAATATAAATATGCCTATCACGAATAATAATAGATTAACTAGCCCAGGTGTGCAAATAAATGAGGTTGATCTCACGCTTAGAGCAGCATTAAAAATCGGTACAAATGTGCTCGTTGCAGGTTTCGCTCCTCAGGGTCCAGCTGATGAAGTAATACAAGTTACATCAAGATCCGAATTTCTCGATATTTACGGTGCACCGACAAATGCTGCAGAAAGGTATTTCTACCATTCAGTAGCTCAGTTATTTAATAGCCCGGTAAATGTGTTGGTTAATAGATTACCTTATGGTGACAACACCGGTGAAGGATTTAGCCAGACCTTTTATAGTGCACTTGTTTACCCTGTTACAGCTTATAACGGCACAGAGTTAACAAGCAACCTTGCTTATACATCAACCAACCCTATTTCGACATATTTTCTTGGTGCTCCTTATCTTGTAAATTTACCGCTTTCAGCATATAACGCATTGTTATTACAAGAAGGTACATCATTTACATGGTCAGCTTCATCAACTGATTTATCATCACTTTTAGATTGGAACAGCTCTGATTTAAATATTCAAAATTTAGCTAGTGCTGGTGTAATTATTCTTAATAGTGCTCAAGTTGCTAACAACAACAGATTTGAAGGTTATTATACGGCTATAGTAGATAACACAAATTATAACCCTGCAACACCATTTGATAATGTTATCGGTGTAAGAGGTGTTTCAACATTGTTGGATTCATATAATCTTAATAGCAATACATACGCTTCAACATTACCATCTACACGTCTTAACTTCCAACTTGCATTACCATCAACGGAAATTCCTGCTGGTAACACAGTTTCAGAGGTTATTGAGGCAATTCCAACATATAATCTTAACACAAGAGGTTTTGATGATACATTAACCCTTGCAGTGTTTAAATTACGCCAATCAACGTTCTCACCCGATACCATTAAGCTTGATTTCGTTTATCAAGAAGGTTATATTGGTTCACTTGATTTTAATCGTCAAATTAACAGTGAAAATGGTGGTCAACCTATAAGTTTCTTTTTACCAAAAGTTGCACAAACAAGTCCAAATGTTAAAGTTCTTGTTAACCCGTATATTTCTGGTGAGATATATCAACCTGCAGGTGCACCAGATTACAGAACAACAACTTGGTTAAGTTTAGATGGTTTACCTAAGACCAAAGTAAGAATGGCAACAAATACACTCACATATTTGTTATCATCCACAGATATTACAGATAGTGAATATACATCAATTGTTGGTGCAGCATCAGGGGTTGTTCAAAGTGCAGCAACTGGTATTGGTAGCGATGGTGGCTATCTTTGGGCTCAGGGTGTATTTACACCAACTCAAATAACAAATAAGAGTGTTGGTAGCATACCTAATAAATTAGATCGTTTATTTGACAGATTGTCAAATATTGACCTTTATGATATTGATATTGTTCTTGACGCAGGTCTTTCAACAATATTCACTACATGTCAAACATTAGGTACCAATTACTTTGATGACACGGTTAGCATGTTACAGTTTGTAGATGGTTTGAGAACAGCTAAACCAACCACTGACATTTTAGGTGGTAATGATACAGATGCATCAGCAATTATAACAAACTGGAATGTTATATTCTCACAGATGAATTCATTCTGCCAGAACACCAGAAAAGATTGCTTGCTTATTGCTGATGTATATAGAAACTTGCTTGTTGATGGACCCAACCTTAAAACAATAAGCCAAGGTAGCTATAACTTCGGTCAATATATTTACTCACCGTTAAAACATTTGTTGTATAATGCTAACACAAGTTACGCTTGTATATATGGTACATGGGCTAAAGTATTTGATTCGTTTAGCAGCCAACAAGTTTGGATACCATTCAGCGGTGTTGCAGGTCAATTGATGGGTAACACTGATGCAAACTTTAAACCATGGTTTGCACCAGCTGGTTTCACAAGAGGTTTAGTGCAAACAATTACTGATATTGCATTTTATCCAAATCAAGCACAACGTGATCAATTATACCCGTTAAGTATAAATCCTGTTGCATTCTTCCCAGGTGAAGGGTTTGTTGTAATGGGTCAGAAAACATTATTAGACAAGCCAAGTGCATTTGATAGAATTAATGTAAGGAGATTGTTCTTGGTGTTAGAGAAACAAACAAGAAATACAGTTAAGTATTTCATATTTGAACCTAATACATTGTTTACAAGATCTAGTCTTGTTAATGTTATCAACCCAATATTTGATGATGCTAAAAATACTGAAGGTGTATATGATTATCTCATTGTATGCGATGAAAGGAATAACACACCTGAAGTAATTGATCAAAATCAATTGATTGTTGATATTTACATTAAACCTGTAAGAACTGCAGAGTTCATCTTAGTGAACTTTATTGCAACGAGAACATCGCAGAACTTCCAAGAGTTGGTAGGATAAAAACAGGTAAATATTAATACAGAAGGGACCGTTTTTCGGTCCCTTTTTTATGTAAAAAAAACCCATCCAAGAATAAATAATTATATGCCAGACGTAAAGCAAACTATAGCCGATTTTTACAGAGTAGCATTACAACGTGATTTTGCACGTAATTTTCAATTTAGATTACTTTCAATGAACACGGGTGGTGCTAGTACTATTACATTCGATGAGAATGATTTGGTTTACTTGACAGCTGGTTCACTACCTGCAAGATCAATCCAAAACGTTGCAGTACCATACATGGGTCTCAATTTTAACTTACCCGGTGTAGCAACTTACGATGGCTCAGAAGGTTATAATTTAACATTCTATTGTGATTCAAGATCACAAATACGTCGCAAATTCGAAGATTGGTCACGTGATATATTCGACGATGCAACAAGCACAGGTAATTATTTTGCACCAAGACAGACTGCAACAATTGATATGTTACAATTAGATACCCAGCTTAATAGAGTATCACAATATCAGTTAGTTGGTGTATCAGTAAGAACCGTTGGAGCAATTGAGTATAATATGTCATCTGGTACAGGTGATGTTGTTAACTTTACAGCAACTGTAGCATACCATTACTTTAGAAGATTAGCCCCACCAAGAGGACAGTAATTCTAAGATTAAATAATCTTAGATGAATAACCCAATAACAGATGTAGTAAGGGGTTTAGGTGAAAATATATCAGGTGTTTTCACTGGTACAAATTCGTTAATTGCACCTCAAATAACGAATATTTTTGGTTACACAATTCCAGGTATACCACTAATTAGTGCGAGGGATTATTTTATTGCACAAATGGAGTCGTGGTTAACTGCTATACCACTTAAAACTCAATGGTTAGTATTAATACAAGGTTACCCTAAAGCTTTAACAACGCAAACATTGCAAATGCTTGAACGCACAGAAGGTAACACCCACAACTTTAATATAAATAGTGCTGTTACAAAATTAAAATCATTTCCATTGAATAAAGTTGTAGGTTGTATTTTCGCACAAGGTGTAGGTATACCTGAAAATGAAGTTAATAATACATCTTCTACTGAAAATGGGTTTAATAGAGGTTTTTTAAACGGTTCAGTTAGTAACGGTAGAACAGGTTTCGATTCAGGCTTTCAAATCAACTTTTTGGAAACCAATACATCGTTTGTAGATTTTGTAATTAGACCATGGGTAATTTTAAGTGAGCATTATGGTTATGTTGCAAGACCAATTAACGAAGCAGAAAAAGACGTCAGTACAACTATAACAATTTTGCAGTATACTAGATCGTATCAAAAACTATCTATGATACCTCGCAAAATTTGGACTTTTTATAATTGCTATCCAACTACAGTGGCAAGTAGAGAGTTGGTGTATGAGGGTGAAGCAATTGATACATACCCGGTAACATGGAGATATAGTAATTATGCGGTACAAAATACGCTATATTTACCATTACCTGATATAATTAATAGAATAAGATCAGGCAATATTATACCACGTATATCGCCATTACAGGGTTAAAATTGATTTAAACTTATATTATAGATAAATTATTTACGTGGCTTTTACTATCCGCATATATTTACCATACAGTAAAAAAACTGTTTCTATTAAACAGTTTACTAATTTGGAATATAAAAATTTACTTAAAACATTAACCAATAAAAATTATAGTCAATGTAATAATTTTATTAACAGTCTTATATATGATTGCTCCTTTGGAGAATTGACGGATATAAATTTTATAGATAAATTCGTTACACTACTTAACTTACGTTGTATTTCTATAGGTGACACTCTAACCCAATCTATACAAAAAGATAGCGCTAAGTATAACTTAAATTATAGTATATATTCAATAATAGATAAAATTGTAAACAACTCACAACTAACTTTTGCAGATAACATACAGTATGGGTTATTACAAGTTACTACTGGGGTACCTAAACAAATTTTTATCAACCCGCAAGATATTCACAATTTTATATATTCAATTAAAATTGGTAATAGAATTTTTGATCTTAACAATTTACCTGAAAATGAAAAAATTGAAGCTATCAATATATTACCAGGTCAGATTATGTTGAGATTGTATCAAAGCATATATCTTTTTAAACAACAAATACAAGATTTTGATATTTTAACTCTCAAAGTTAATATTGAAACAAAAGAAGAAACACCTGTTAAGCTATATCTAGACCAAGATAATATGCATGCTTTATTATCCGTATTTTTTAATGAACATTTAACCAATATATTTTTAAAGCAATTTATTTTATCAAAACAGCATAATATTGATTGTAATTATTATGATTCTTTACCACCTGTAGAATCAGATATATTTTATAATTTTCATAAAGAATTGCAAGAACATGAAAAACAACAAAATGAAAGCACAAAAGGTGTTTCAATAGGTGTACCACCATCAAGTGAATTTTAGTTGATATGTATCTTACAGCATTATAAATAGCAGTATGACAAAAGAAGAAGCATTTAAGATTAACGAACTTTATCGTGAAATAGATTTATTAAAAAGTGCAAATAAGATTCAAACACAAACAATTGAAAAGCTTGAAGCTGAAAACAAGTTGTTAAGTGTAGCAGTTAATGTCGAAAAGATTCTAAATAGGATTGAGATAATAAATAAAAAGAAAGAGTGATGAAGAATTTGTATATCATTACAGCTACAAAAAACCAAATAAAAGTTTTTAATTCTAAAACAGGTACACTATTAAAAACTTTTATTTTGCCTGGTAATTTAGTTAATGGCCCGGTTCAATCTGATGATATATTTACGGTGGTTATAGACCTCAACGGTCAGCAACAAGGTAGAATATATAAGTTACCTAATTGTTTCTTACAAAGAACATTTAAAGTGTAAGAGTGGATTTTTAATTTTCATAATTTACTATTGAATTATGAATAAATTAGAAAACACACAATACTTCAAGTTAGTTGAATATCCAGTTGTTTTAGATAGTATAGAGATTACTTCTAATTACGATAAAAAAGCTTTCGTGGGATTTCCTATTCGTAATGAATATGATAGAGTGAGACATAAAATACCTGACGAATATAACCCGACTTATGTTCGTCACGATGATGGTAATACATATTACGGTATTTGGTCGGACCTAACTAGAGAAGGAAATGAGTTGTATAATTTTATAAGCGATTTTAAATTGCTTAATATTACAGATATTAAAACGTCGATGAATATCTGCGCAAAAGAATATGATATTAATTTATCTGAATCATTTTTATTGACGAATAAAGACACATTAGCATTAACATTCGATCAAGGTAAAAAATATATAGATAGCAACCATTCTAACCTCGATGCTATAGCTTATAACTGTTCTAGCGCACCAAGTTACGTAAAAGTTACTGGGATGTATATTTTCCTATTTTACTATTGATATAACACCAAAATAATATATAAATAACGATATTCTATGAACGTAATCAAACGAAACGGTGATAAAGAAACTTTCAACGAAGAGAAAATATTGTCTGTTGTAACAAGATGCTGTGCTGATATACAGCATGTAGATGTTACACAGGTAATGTATAATGCAAAGATTAAACTATACGACGGTGTTCCAACTACGGAAATAGACAAGGCTTTAATTAAGTCAGCAAGAGCTCTTATTGAAGAAGAGCCGAATTACACATATGTTGCAGCACGCCTTCTTCTTACAACTATATATAAGGAAGTTTTCGGTGAAAATACCGATAACGATCTGTTTGAACTTCAATACAGGAAAGCCTTTATTTCAAACATAAAGAACTTAATTGATGAGGGTATTGTAAGTAAAGAACTTAAAAAGTTTAACCTTAAAAAGCTTTCAGAGTTTTTGTCTGTACCACATGATAATAATTTTGAGTACCTTGGTCTACAAACTGTATACGATCGCTATCTTTATCACATCAAAGGTCGTCGGGTTGAAACACCTCAGGCATTTTGGATGCGGGTTGCAATGGGTTTAGCAATTAACGAAAAAGCTGAAGACCGTGATGAATGGGCTATTAAGTTCTATAATGTGTTGTGTACATTCAGCCTAATATCATCTACACCGACCTTATTCAATAGCGGTGGTGTACACAATCAATTATCCTCATGTTTCTTGTCAACGTTTGAAGATAGTATAGATGGTATTTTCGATGGGTTACATCAAGAGGCTCTCAAGAGTAAATACGCTGGTGGTCTTGGTATGGATCTTACAGCATTCAGACCTCAAAATTGTTACATTAAAGGTACTAACGGTTACACCCAAGGAGCGGTATATTTCTGGAAAGTTTACAATGACATGCTTGTTGCCGTAAATCAGGGTGGTAAACGTAAGGGTGCGGGTTGTGCTTATCTCGAATCATGGCATGGTGATGTAAATGATTTTCTCGAATTGAGAAAAAATACCGGTGATGAACGTAAGCGTACTCATGATATGAATACCGCTAACTGGATTCCTGATTTGTTTATTCAACAAGTTAATAAGGATGGTCCTTGGTATCTTTTTTCACCAGCTGAATGTCCAGAGTTGCATGAAACTTTCGGTGAAGAATTTGAAAAGATATATTGGAATTATGTCGATAAAGGTAAGGCTGGTAAGCTTAAATTTTTCAAAGAAATAAGTGCAAAAGATCTTTGGAAAAAGATGTTAAGAATGATTTACGAGACTGGCCACCCTTGGATAACATTTAAGGACCCTTCTAATATTCGTTATAGTAATCAACATGTAGGTGTAGTTCATTCAAGTAATCTTTGCACTGAAATACTTTTACATACCAAACCAACATCATACAAAGATGATGGTACACGTAAGGTGAAGGAATACGGTGAAACCGCAGTATGTAATCTTGCAAGTATTAATCTAGCTAAGTTTGTTACACCTTCTGAAGGTATTAATTGGGAAGGTCTTGAAGATACTATACGTGTAGGAATGCGAATGCTTGATAATGTTATTGATATCAATTTTTATCCTACCGAAGAAGCACGTAAAAGCAATATGAACCACAGACCCGTTGGGTTGGGTTCGATGGGTTGGCATGACCTATACCATGCATTAAATGTTGCTATGGATAGTGAACTTGCAGGTAGTCTTGCAAGTCAAATATACGAGTTTATTTCATTTAATGCAATTAAAGCAAGCAGTGAACTTGCTAAAGAACGCGGTACATATCCTTCATACGATGGGTCGCTTTGGACTAAAGGTAAATTACCGGTTGATACATATATTGAATTGATAAAGTATCGCACTGGTAAAACACTAAAGCGTGACAGTCTTGAAACACTTGATGACTGGGATATATTGCGTACACATATTAAGAAGCACGGTATGCGTAATAGCAATACCATGGCAATAGCACCTACTGCATCAATTAGTTCTATTACCGGTGCAAGTCAAAGTATTGAACCATACTTTAGCAATATTTTTGTGTATAGTACTTTATCGGGTGATTTCACTATGGTAAATAAATGGTTTGTTGAAGATATGAGAAAGTATGGTTTATGGAATGAGTCTATGCTTTCTCACCTTAAGAATAATAATGGTGATATTCAAAACTTTAATTTTGAAGCTACTGGTAAAATTAAAGCAAATGAAATTGCAAATATTAAAGCAAAATATAAGACTGCATTCCAAGTAGATCAGTTTAAATTAATTGATAATGCTGCGTATAGGCAAATTTGGATTGATCAAGGTCAAAGCTTAAACCTCTACAACGATAAAACATCGTTGAAGCATTTAAATGACCTTTATATGCATGCATGGGGTTCATGTTTAAAAACAACGTATTACTTGCGAGGTAAAGGTGCAAGTGAAGTTGAGAAGAGCACTGTTTCTAAGAATGAAATCCAACAGGCTGAACCGGTGGAGGATAACGAACCTAAAATGTGCAAGATTAATGATCCTAGTTGCATGAGCTGTCAATAAATATGATATTCAATCATGAGCTTGGAAAATTAACAGAAGATGAATTAGGTTTACTTCAATACATTATTACTAATAAAGGTAGTGATGAAAGTATGCTTAATATTATTAACTCTATTCGTAAAGAATATATAATTAATTATTTTGTTAGAAATAAGCAAACCTTCAATCAGAAAGGGTTGGAGGTTGCTCAATCTTTAATAACAAAATTAATTGGAGAACAAAAAAGTGCTGCACTGTAAAACGTGTAGCTCCTGGTAAGAGCGTTAAGAAAAAACTTGGTACTAAAACACAAGTATACTACACTATTGGCAATAAATTTTTCGTATGAAGACAGGTACTATTATTTCAGCAAATCAAACAGGTGTTAATCAAATATTACCCCATGTTAACAAGTGGGCTTGGGATCTTTATAAAACAGGTAAACGTAATAATTGGGACCCAGAAGAGATTGCAATGACTCGCGATATTCAAAATTGGAACAGCGGTGTTCTAACAGAGGATGAAAAACGTGTTGCAAAAAGAACACTTGGATTCTTTGCTGGTAGTGAGAGCCTTGTTGGTAATAATCTGGTGACATTATATCAATATGTAACTGACCCTGAATGTAGACAATATATGTCTAGACAGATATGGGAAGAATGTTTACATAATGATACAATTGTACATGTTTGCGATTCCTTGTCATTAGATATAACCGAGGTATATCAAGCATATACCTCAATACCTTCTATTAAAGCAAAAGATGATTTCTTGATGAGTGTAACAACGGGTATACTTAAAAATGTAGATGTAACCACCACAAGGGGTTTACAAGAAGTTGTTAGAGCAGCATTTCTTTATTGGATTGTATGTGAAGGTACATTCTTTTTCTCAGGATTTGCAATGTTACTTGCAATGAAAGACAAGTTACCTGGTGTAGGTGAACAAATTGAATACACACTTCGTGATGAAAGTAACCATATTAAATTTGGTACAGCGGTAATAAACAAAATTAAAGAACAGAACCCTCAAATTTGGACTAAAGAGTTCGAAAATGAGTTGACTGAATACCTTAGAGAAGCAGTTGCACTTGAGATCGCTTATGCGAACGATGTTCTCCAAGGTGGTATACTTGGTTTAAATTCAAGTATGTTTGTACAATATATGGAATACATTGGTAATAGAAGACTTGAAGGTGTAGGAATGTTATATAGATTTCCAAGTGATAAAAACCCGTTTAAATTCTTGAGTGAAGTTCAAGATCTTATTAAAGCTAAAAACTTTTTTGAAACTAGAGTGATAGAATATCAAAGTTCGGGTGCACTCAGTGATGATTTTTAATATGCATTTAGCTAAAATAGATAGAGCAGAAGTGATTAAGTTATTTAGCAACTATCCAGAAGATAGTTTCGACCACACTTATATTTTTTATGATTGTATACCATACTACGATAAAAATAATTTTTGGTTAACATCACCTGCAGCACTGTTTGATAGTAATGCGAAAATAGGTGGTATTTGTTTTTATGTATATGATATGTATAAAGATTTAATATATCTTGACATAAAACGTATTTTAACAACTACAGATAATCGAGGTAAAGGTTACGGTACTGCATTACTTTCAAATATTAGAAAACATGCATTGGAAAATGATGTAAAGTATATTAGAATGTTTTGCGACCCCGATTCGATAGATTTTTATCGTAAAAATGGATATTATTTTCACGGTGAAACTGACGAAGGTTATGCATTTGTATTCCAACCTATAGCAGAGTTTGAACGTAGTGCAGAAACTGTAGAGTTAGAGCAAGAGTTTATACATCATCAACTTAAAAAATATAATGGATGTATTTACCATTGATTTTTGATTGGTGTTATTATATTCTTAACGAATGAAGACGCCGGTATTGGTAAAACCTACCGATGAGTTGGTTTTAATTTTAGACTATTGTTGGATGCCTTTACATATAACATCAGTACGTGAAGGTGTAAAAAAACTATTCACATTCGGTGGTAAACATAAAAAGAACCCTAAAGTTAGAGCGTTAAACAGAGTCGGTGAACCGGTCTGTTGGGAGGATTGGGTTAATTCAGGTGGTACACACTATTATGAAAACCAACCTTTTATTCGATCAATAAATCAGTTAATACCTGTACCTACAATATTATTAACTACGGCACATTTTTACCATCAAGCAAAGAAAATGCCTAAACTTTCTCTCCTTTATAAGAAATATAAAGGTATTTGTCAAATTTGCGGTTTACATAAACCGCAAGATATAATGACTCTTGAGCATATATACCCAAAATCTTTCGGTGGTACACTTGATTGGTTTAATATTACTTTAACGTGTCAACCCTGCAATACTAGAAAAGGTCAAATATACCCATACCCAAACTATAAAGGTGAGGAACTTACTGGTACCACCTACGATAAATACGATAAATTACAATACAAAGTATTGAAAAGGGAAGAATGGAGACCATATATATTTAGATAATATGAAATTTTTTAAACAAATAGACTACAGTAGTATACTAGGTGATGAGCAATACTTTTTAGATTGTATTAAAAAGTATAAAGTGTTAGTCGTCAAAAGCTACATTTTTAATACGCCTATCACTGAATTTATAGAAAATTATATTAAAAAATTTGGTAAAATAGTAGACTCACAAGAAGATTTAAAAACCGGGGTAACTACAGGTGAACAACTAATGGAAATTAGCTTTGATCCAGAAGATCAAAAGCAATACCGTACTGCAAAGGCTAATCAACCCCTACATACAGATTATAGTTATGTTAATGTTGATAATAATATTCAATTTTTAATGTGTGTAAAAAAAGCTCCAATAGGTGGTGCTACCACATTTATTGACACTCGTTTATTAGTAGAATTGTTACTAGCGGATAATGAAGAAGTTTTATTTAATGATTTGTTATCTATTCCAGTATTGCATGCTAAAGGTAATAGAGTTAAAAGACGGTGTATTTTAGAAAAAGTGACGGACGATTATAAAATTAATTGGAATTACCCCCCTGCTAAAAGAGCATTAAATACACATGCAGCTAAAGATTTAATTGAAAGATTTAAAAATTGGTTAGATAATCGTGTTGAAAAATCTGGATTAGTTCACAGCGTTTTACTTAAAAACAACGACACGGTCTTTTTTCATGATTATAGAGTATTACATGGCAGAAATTGTTATTTTGCCTCTAAAAAAGGTGACCGTTGTTTATTAAAAAGTACATTAATTATCGGATAATTTTCCTATTGATTTATTTTTGGATTACTATATAATAACATTATGCAAAATAAGCTAACTAAGCAGCAAGCAGAAGCTAAGATATACGAACTCACTGAAGATCTTATTCGTATTCGTCAAGAAAAGAAAGATATGAACGCAGGGTATCGTGAAAAAATTAAAAGTATTGAAGATGAGATTCAATGTATTATTGATGATGTAAAAGAGAAAGAAAATCCTTAATATGAAATATCAAGTTGTACTTGAGATTTTTACAGATGATACTGTTGATATAACAAAACGTGCAACTAAGAAAAAGATTGAAGAAGAGATATTAAATAAGTATACATCCGGTAACTTGTTTAAACGGGTTAACGGGATAAATAGAATTAATCTTGCAGTGAAAGCTGCAGGTGTTGTTTGATATTGAGACGTTGCATAATGGTAGTGCTTCTGACTTTGGATCAGACAGTGGTGGTTCGATTCCACCCGTCTCAGCCATTACCGAGAGTCGTGGTAAAATAATTCGATCGAAATTTGTCATGCAGACTAAATATTTACATGACAAAAATAGAACTAAAATGTTCCATTTGTACCAAAATATCACATAAATGGCCGTATGAATATAGGGCTATAAAAAATACAGAACATTATAAATGTAAAAAATGTAAACGAATTAATTACGAAACAAGACAGTGCCCGTCATGTTTGAAACAGTTTAATACCCCTTCAAAAAGTAAAAAGATTACTTGTTCGTATAAATGCTCTAACAAAATATTTAGAACCGGGCCCAATAATGGTAATTGGAAGCATGATGTATATAGAAGTACTTGTTTTTACTACCATAAAAAAGAATGTATTATTTGTAAAGAATGCAATATTGTAGCAGTTCACCATTACGATATGAATCATAATAATAACAACCCTTGCAATTTAATACCTTTATGCCCCACTCATCATCAATATATGCATAGTAAATTTCATATTGAAATAAAGGATCAAGTCGATAAATATATACGTAATTTTAAACTCGGGTTCGCCTAGCTTGGTATGGCACCACATTTGGGATGTGGAATAACGTGAGTTCAAATCTCGCACCCGAGACCATTTTTGTTCTTTAAAAATTTGATCATTAGTGATATAGAATTGTAAAACACCTCCAGTCTGGGGGAGGAGAAGGCTGAAGTTGACGAGATAGACATATGGAACACAGTGAAATCCTCGTATATTCGCAGGCCGTGGTCATCCAATTTAAATGGGCTGGTAGTGATAATGGTAGCACGGGAGCTTTGCAAGCTTTAGGTAGGAGTTCGATTCTCCTCCGGTCCACCAATTGAAGCGGGTATGATGTAGTGGCTAGCCTGGAACCTTGCCAAGGTTTACGTGTCGGTTCGATTCCGACTACCCGCTCCAGTTCTTTTACATTATGGGGATGTACTGGTTTCGATTTAATAGTTGATATAAACTAGGCATGTAGAGGATGATAGTTGGCCTCTTTAATCACCTGTCAAAAAAGTAACTACTGAAATAGTTGCCGAATACGACTATTCGTTTGAGGACGAAGAAGTCGCAATCGCAGCCTGAATCTGCGACATCTATTATATAGATACCTAATATATGTAATAGGTGTATATTATTAGGTTAGATTGTTATTATTATTGTATATAGCAATTAAAACTTACAATATAGATAATATACGGTTTGTTAATTCATAATATATTGTTTAAATTTAAAATTAACTAAGCATGTAGTCTGGTTATTGAACCTATTAAAGACAGGGGTTCAACTCCCCTCATCTCCACCAATTTAGGGTAGATGGCTGAGTGGTTTAAGGCAATTGACTTGAAATCAATCGTAGTTAATAGCTACCGGGGGTTCAAATCCCTCTCTACCCGCCATTTTTATGCGAAAGTTAGATGTTTATTTTAAAGATTGGCGACATATAAATACCAATTATTATTTTTATAAGATATTTGAGTATTTAAAAAACACATTTACAGGTATTGAGATTAATCATATCGATATACCGTGTTACGGTGGTTTTGATTGTTTCAAAAAAATAGGACCTAATCTTTGTACAATAGAAAACCCTGAAAATGGTAAATATTCGATAATATCATTTGTAGATTCACCGTTTGTTTTGTTTGATAAACAGTTATGGCCTAATATCGAACAAATGCAGCAAATTTTTACATGTAATAATTTTACAGTAAAATCATATTATAATTGGCGTGATGTAATACCCGTTTTTTTAGAAAAAGTACATTATTTCGATAATATACAAGAAAAACTAGTACCTGTTTCGTTTCACCCTATTATTGAAACAAACGAAACAGGTGTCGAAAAAATGTATGAGTTGAGAAAAACTAAAACAACTTTTGGTGATAAAATTGTTTTTAGAGGTATAAAATCTATTCCATATAGAGAATTAGTGATGGATACTTTAAAACATCCAAATATTTTAGTTACATCCGATAAAGTACCAGAACAACAATTCTTAGAAGAACAATCAAATAATCTTTGCTCATTGTCAATGCCAGGTATAGGTGATATGAGTTGTAGAGATATTGAATTAATGGGTATGGGTATTTGTATGTTTAGAACACCTTTCCATAGCAGTTTTGATGATCCACCTATTGAGGGTGTTCATTATGTTAAGATATGTGACTGGGATTGGGAGTTTATTGATGCATCATATATAAAAGCAATTGATATTGAAAAACATAATGCAAATCTAATTGCTTTGCAAGAAGGTATAAAAGATAATATAGATAGATACAAACAAATAGGTGAAAATGCTAGACAATGGTATCTTAAAAATTGTACACGCAATTCACCTAACAGTACTCTCGAAATTTTTAAACGTAATTTTAAGTTAGATCTATTGTTCTAAGCATTTTAATTGTATTCCTAATAGAAATCTTTATAATCTTACATATGCAAACATTTTTACCGTATGCAAGTTTCAGTGAGAGTGCTAAAGTTTTAGATCAAAAAAGATTAGGCAAACAACGAGTTGAAGTATTACAGTTATTAAATTCAATATCAACAATTAAAAAAGGTTTACCTGTTAGAGGGTGGTCTAACCACCCTTGTCGAAAAATGTGGCAGAACTATAGTAATGCATTAGTTGAATATGGTTTGGCTATTTGCGATGAGTGGAAATCTAGAGGTTATAAAGACACCTGTTGGGATAAAATTAATAACCATCGTGATAACAATTCATCATATGATAAGCCTTCATTTATAGGTAATGAAGAGTTTCATCTAAGTCATAGAAGTATGCTTAAGCAGAAAAAACCAGATCATTACGAAAAAATCTGGCCTGAAGTACCAAACAACCTTGAATATGTATGGCCTGTATAATAAACATACTATATGTGGTATGCTCATAAATATTCTGATATATGGTTAGTACCGAGTAAATGTGCTGTTGAATCGCGTTCTCAAGCACAAACCGATGTCAACTTTGGAGGTTACCGGTTTAAAGTACCGGTTGTACCAGCAAATATGCTTTGCTCAATAGATGAGCGAACTAGTGATACGCTTATAAGTAACGATTATTTTTACATCTATCATAGATTTGGTGACACGCTACAATTTTGTAGAAATAAAGTAGAGCAAAAGCAAATTATATCAATAAGCCTCGGTGTCAAACGGGAAGATCATCATTTAATTGAAACATTAAATGATTATGAAATTGTCCCTGATTATATTACAATAGATATAGCCCATGGTCATGCACCAAGTGTGGTTGCAACAATACACAAAATTAGACATGAGTTTGGTAAAACACCATTTATTATTGCTGGAAATGTATGTACATCAGATGGTGTAAAATATTTGGAAGACGGTGGGGCTGATGCTGTTAAAGTTGGTATAGGTCAAGGTAAAGCGTGCACTACAAAATACAAAACCGGGTTTACAGTTCCAATGTTCACGTGTGTTCAAGAATGTGCAACCGCTGCAAAAGTACCATTAATTGCAGACGGTGGTATTGAACATAATGGTGATATAACTAAAGCTTTAGTTGCAGGTGCGACAATGGTAATGGCGGGTGGTATGTTTGCCTCATTGTATGATAGCCCTGCCCCTTCATTACAAACTGGTGAAAAAGAGTATTTTGGATCTGCAAGTGCAAGAACCAAGACTCATATTAGTAAGTCGTTAAAAAATATTGAAGGTACCACAAAACATATACCTGAGAATAAAATGACTTACTTAGAAAAAATGATTGAGATTCAAGAAGATCTTCAAAGTTCAATTTCATACGCAGGTGGTATTGATTGCTCTTGTTTAACTTCGGTTGACTATAGAATACACCCTGAATCTACTTAACCTTTATATTCATTTATAATAGGTAAAGCTGGGTTAATAGATGTATTGTTGTTTAACTTAGCAGACAATCTTACTTGATCGTTACCGCTAACTAATTTTAGCGGTATATTTTTGAAATGATGTGAATGATCATAACATTGTACTATGTTATCATTACTATCATCTATCAATTCAAGTTTAATTATGTTTTCAGGGTCATCATTTACTCTAGCAAAAAATGTTGTACCTTTAAGTAACTTACCAAATAAGCGTACAAGTTCGGTAGCTTGTATTTCATATGGAGCTGTAATGTGATTTACAGATAGTTCACCGTCTACGTGCATACCACCGCGTATTATTGCATTACCATTAACACCAAAGTTACTATCTACCAATACCTGACCACCTAGTTTATTTTTTAAAATAATAATGTTGGATTCAAGTAATAACCTACTTTCTGCATTAATATTTACTTCAGTTTCAGCAGAAATATTTACTTGAACACCGCCAATATTAGTTATTGTACCTGATATATTAACAGGTCCATATGATTTAAGATTCATACCCCCTGCGCCTACATTTAAAGTATACCTGTTACATACATTTAAGGTATAATTACCACCAGGTAAATCGTCTACATGTACATACTCTATTAAAGGTGACTCTCTTTTTGATATATATACACCTAAATCATCTATTAAAACTTCATTAGGGTATATTTTACCAATGTTATCAACACGTATATTACCAAAATCATTCATAACTAAACCGACTGTTTCAACTTTATGTTTAGTTATATCAACTATATAATTACCACCGATACCCATTTTATCTTCAGTTTTAGCTAACTCTATAATTTTATCATTGTAAAGATTTCTAAGATTATTGTAATCTTTTAATGTTTCAGTAACCCAATCACCGTTCATTGAACTTGGGCTTATACCAGTACCATTACAAACGGGACATCTTGAAACCGGTGGTAAGAGTCTTTTTGTTGCAGATGATCCAACTAAAGGGTCAGTAATTTTAACGTAATCAACCACCTCGTTATCTGTATCATTTATAATAGGTATATCTTCTTGAAATGATGATGTATTATTAATTAATATATATTCATTACCTTTTGCACCATTACACACCGGGCATTTAGCAAATTTACCTTCTCTTGACTGTAGTGTGCTTGTATATTTTATATATTCCGAGTCAATTTTTTGAGCTCTACGGATATCAAATAGTTGTTTAATATTAGCAAATCCTGTTACTATATTTTTCCATTCACTAAAAGCTGTATTATTTAAATTACCAATTTTTAAATAATAATCACCTTTTATATTTTTATCTTCATCTCTACCGATATATACGTTTCTATTACCTTTAACCGTATAAAACTGGTCATTCAAAACCATTTTCTGGTCGTTATTAGTAGCTAATTCAACAGTTGTACCATTAGTAAACCCTTTAAAACTACCGCTTGCATGAGATAACTTAACTGATTCACGGTTATCGCTATTAATAAATTCAAGCGAACCACCTTTCTGATTAATAAGATACTTGTTTCGATACTGTTCTAAATTAGGTGTATTTTCCGTTACCGGGTTGTTTTCAAATGAACCGGGATAATCTAAACCCGTTTGATCGTTAAATAGGTAGATATTATTCCAGTCTTGTTCACCGAAAACTGCTGCAAAATAAACCGGGTAATGGGGATCACCGTCATAAAAAAATACCCATAAATGGCTACCTACAGCTGGCACACAAAAACTGCCTTTTGCTTTATTAGCGTACACTGACGGTGTATATTCGTGTGCGTATATATTAGCTTGATTAACGTTATTTTCTTTTGGATCACTAAACGGGTCACTTAGCTTAGTTCTATATTTTTCGTATAACGCACCTTCTTTTTCACCGGTACCATCAGTGGTAGTATTTTGTGAATTATTTAACGGGTCTGGTGAACTTTGAAATCCAGATAACCCGAAAAAACTACTATCAGATGTTGAAGCATAATCACGACTATTATTATATCTACCAGATGTATTTTCACCAATTAAAGGTGATGCACAAATCGACCATGGTAATATCTCTTTTAGATCTTGTACTATAATACTTAAATCACTATTAATATTTTTACCTAAAAATTTAAATTTTTTATCTTGCGATAGTTCATTCCACCTTTTATACACTGTAGGGGATATATGAGGTACATATACTTTAACACGACCTTTACCTAAAGGGTCGTTGTTTTGTATTACTATACCTACATAATTACCGTAAAACTTTTGTTGATGTATTATATTTTGCATTGCGTTGGTAGATCTTCTAGTTTAGAAATGGTAAATTGTGGTAATAAGTCAGTTTTAAACGCGCCATTTAAAAATTCCCCTAATATTAATTTAGCAGCATCATTAGGGTTTTGCGTACCACCGTAAGCTGTATATGCACCATCTAGACCGTACCTAAATGAACCACCTAATTTAGTGGTGGGTAATTCTTGACCTTTCTTGGTGTATACAAGTTTGTAAAACCAATCTATTTTAACTGTATGGTTTCTATCGTCAATTACACTTATTCGCCAAATTCTTTTAGTGTCGCTGACAATTGTTAAAATTAATTCCATATCACAACCTGCTTTTTCTTGTCCTATATCAAACTTTTGGTTAGATTTAATTGTGCTTAAATTTACTTTATCAATTAAAGCTTTATAACCATCCTGAAATAAAAGGTTTATTTTCTTATTTGAATAACCGTTACCGTTAAAAACAAACAGCACTTCATCGTCTGGTGTTGTTTCATCAAAGGTATATTGAAGTTGTAATGTACCAGTTATTTCAAATGGTATAGCTGGTTCCTCTTCAACTTTTGTTATAGCAGGAACTGTTTGTTGTGCAGTTTTAACAGGTTCAACTTTTTGCTCGACTTTCTTTTCAGTTTTTGTTTGTAAATTTGTTGTACTTGTTTGCACCGCAGCTGCAGTTGCTTGCTGTTGTTTAACTGGTGATGTAGCTAATTCTTTTTTCTGGGTAGGTGTAGATACAGATAATTCATCACAACCAAGAAATTTACTAACACTTAAATCACCGATTTCAATAGTTGATGTTATTGATGTGGTGATATCATTTATAGTACCAAACACTGTTTGTTCAAGACTCACTGCAGCAGCAGTTAATTCTTTAAGAACATTATTAAATATTTCACCTATACTTACTTTAGGTACATCAGGTAAATTAGGTATTTCTAATGGTAAGCCAAATGGTAAAGTGAATATACCAATTATATCTTTCAATTTTTGACCTATACATGCAAGCATGTCTGGTTTATTTGATTCTACTGCACTGGAAATACTATCTTTATAATTAGGTGCTGCTGAATTATTTTGAATAAAGTTATTCGATTCTAATTTTTGTAAATTATTGATATTATTTGTAGTTGTTTGTTTTAATTGTTTTTCCTTTTTTTGAACTTGTTTTTTAACGCTAAAAGTTTCAGGTGCATTTTGCGAATCGTAATAGGCTTGTAAAACACCGGGGTCTTTTTTACCAGTTTTTTTATCATATAAAGCTATAGCTGTTGTACCATCGGTAAATTTAAACCAAACTCGGATTAAATTACGATCCCATTTTTTAACGGTAAAGCTTTGTATTTCTTTATCAGCCATTATATATATTTAATCGTAAATGGGGTAATACAAACTCATAATAAAACTTGAATTTAATAGTGATTTATAATATATTATGGTATGGCTGAAATTGATAATACAAATGTATCAAAAGTGTTAGGACGTATTGTAGATTACCCTCAAAACTACGATAAGAGTATCCTAGTACGTGAACCTAGACAAAGTAATAGAGTTCATTTAAACATTGCTGACGACATACCACCTTTTATAGGGTATGATGTGTGGAATGCATATGAGGTGAGTGCATTAACAATCAAAGGCTTACCTGTTGCAGGTATACTTAAAATTGTTTACAAAGCAACTAATAATTATATTGTTGAGAGTAAAAGTTTGAAGCTCTACCTTAACAGTTTTAATATGTTTAAAGTCGGTGAGACTTCTGAACAAACAATTTACTTTATTGAAAAAACTGTTGAGGCTGATCTATCTACATTGTTGGAAACAACAGTTAAGTGTAGATTTTATACTACCACTGAGGTTAATAATTTTATTAAAAATGGTTATGAAATGGATCATTGTTGGCATGCATTTCCAACAATTGAAAACCGTTTTAATTTGGATGATGTGGAAATTACTCAATTTCAAGAAGATAAAACTTTACTAACATCTATGTTTCAGTATAAAAGTGCTGAACCTAAATCATTACCTATACAAGCATATCATAGTAGTTTACTCAAGAGTAACTGCAGAGTTACACGTCAACCTGATTGGGGTGATGTCTTTATTGAAATGCAAGCACAAGATGCAATCGATCCAATTGGTCTTGCAAAGTATATTGTATCATTTAGAGATGAATGCCATTTTCACGAAGAAATTTGTGAAACAATTTTCAAAAGATTGTATGATCGTTTCCAACCTTATTCATTAATGGTTAAATGTCTTTATACCAGACGTGGTGGTATTGATATTTGCCCTATACGTGCAACTAAAAATTACACGTTATTGGATAAATCACCATTTGTTGATATAGATGTACCTTACTGTAAAACCCCTCGACAGTAAATATACCGATAAAAAAAGAGCGTACCTTTCGGTACGCTCTTTTTGTTTATATTGACTACTTCGCTTAGAAGTAAACAACTTGCTGACCTGGTGCGAATGCAACACCGAGATCCTTGACGATGATTGTATGGTAATACAAATCAGCACCAAAGATGTTGTCAACGACACCGTAACGTGTTAAGAGACCAACACGTGGTGAGAAGTCGTTAGGACCGATTGTACGCTGTACCATTACTGGTATGTATGGGCAGTAGATAATACCTGTGTCGTAGAACTCAGGGCCTTTGTAACCAAGTAATGCATATTCAACATTACGTGTTGAGCTATAACCACTATTAGAATAGAAGCTGGACTGAGCTTCTGTACGTGTGTCGCGGTAAACATTAAAACGACCACCGAGTGAGCCAATCTTGGCGACACCAACTGGTTGTGTGTTTACGTTACCTTGTACAGGTACCCATTGGAACTCAGGTAACATTTCAAGGATTGCTGAAACACGTGGTGTGCAAACGATAAAGTTTGCAGAACCTCTACGGTTACGAACAGCAATTCTGTTAGCCTGGATTATGATTTGCTGGTAGAAGTCACGATTACGTTCAACTAACCAACGACCGTCCGCTGATGCTGGGCTCCAAAGTGAGTAACCAATGTTGAAACCAGCGTTAAGAGAAATTTGAACCATTCTCATTAACATTTCGCGGTCAATTTCAGCCTGAATTTCGTAGCTCATCGCATTGGTTAATTCAGTGTCGATATCGATACCGTTCATGTTCTTGAGATCTTGCTCAAGTTCAACTGACCAGCGAGCTGCTAACCTACGGGTACCAGCTTCGACTGCTGTCTTTTCAAACGATGTTACGATCTGAGGAATCCTACCAGTTAACTCGAAGTTAGCAAGTAACTGTGCAACACCTTGATCTGTAGCAAGATATTGGAAATCAGAACCTGAACCAAGACCAGACAATGCTAATGAGCTTGTACCTGTGAATCTTGAGTCAAGATACTGATAACCAATTTCCTTACCATCGGATTGATTTTGTGGTTCGAGGTTGATTGTACCTGTTGCTGATGGCTGACCGTCAACACCGTTGCCGAGTGCTTCTGATTCGTATTTATAACGAATGGCGAATGCAAGACCTACCGGACCTGACATTGGCTGAACACCAACGATTTCGTTAGTGATAAGCTCAGGGAAGGTACGACGGATCATTGGGATAAGAATCTTAGGCAATCTGAAATCACCAGTTGCATAAGTATCACCTTGGGCATAGCTGTTTGGTATTTGGTTACCAAACTGGCCGACGTTTACAGAGCCGTTTGAAAATACCGAGCCAGTACCACCAGCTACGTTATTTCCCTCTGTTAAGCACCACTTCTCTTGATTTTCTAAGAGACAAGCGGTTGTATATCTCTGATGGTCGTCAGAGATTGGTTTTACGTTATCTGAAGTGTAGTCCAATACAGGGGACCACTTCTCGAGAAGAGCCTTAGCACGGCTCATATCGATGAACGAGTTATTTGGTCTTATTTGGTTCATATTTAGTTATGGGTTAAAATTTAAAAACATATACTATGTGTATAGTACATATCAGAACTATAAGAAACCGTCCTATAGCTCTCAAGTAAGTTGAAATTAATATCTTGTCAACTCAGTAAGATATAAACTAGCAACAGGGTTGTCTTGCTGTGATTGTGTTGGTTGTACCGACTCCTCAACTACAACACGATCAACAGTTGTTGACGTAGCCTGTTGTTTAGCTTCTTCTGTGAGGCCTTGAAGTTTTTCCTCTTCTCTCTTATCAAACATTGAAACGGTGTAATCAAAGTTTTCCTTTATAAAGTCATATGACTTATTACTAAGGATCTTTTTGATGTAACCCTTTTTATCGTCTGACAAGGTAGCAGTTTTTTGCTCAAGATACAATTTTGCTTTTAAATTAGCATTTTCTTGTTCTGTTGCAATAAACTTGCTCTTCAAGTCCTCAAGCTCGCTATGAGCTTCATTTATTTGATTCTTACCATCCAAAATTGCTTCACGTACACTCTCTTTAGCAATTGCTAAATCAACACCAAGTGCAGAACGTATTGAGTTCAACATGGTGTTTGCACGCTTGTTTTCTACAGCTTGGAGAATTGCATCTTGTGGTACCAATTTTTCAAGATATAATTCCATATAGTCGCTGATTTTTGTAACTAAAGAAGTTCTGAAATTGTTTGCTTCTTCATTTAAAGCTCCCTCGTACTTCGTGATAACTTTCTTTAATTTATTGGTGTGATTAAGTTCGATAGCTTCGACCACTTTTTTAAGTTTGTTAGAGTGATCAGCATCTAAAGCATCAAGAAATTTTTCTAATGCGACAGAATACTCTTCATCTTGTTCATTGAGAGCTTTTTCAACATGAAGCTTGACTTTTTCATTAAAGTGTTGCTCAAGCTTGCTTAAGGATTCTTCAGTGAGAACTTCCTTAACATCATCTGTGAGTGCATCTTTGATTTCTTTATTCATAATTTAAATTGGTTGTTTTACTTAACTTTATCAGCTGCTTTTTTGATTTTAGCTTTAAGTTTAGCTTCAACTAATTGCTGTAAATATTTATTAGCTTCAGCATACTTTTCCTCCAAAATTGCTGAAATAAAATTATGGTAATTTTTTGTCATAATATTATTTATAATTTAGCGCTAATTTTATCAATAAATGCTGTTATTTGCTCAAGAAAATATTTTTCTCTATTGTTTCTTGGTAATTTAGAGATTTTCTCTTCGAATTTTGAGTAAGCCTCTTCTAATTCGCCTTTGGTGTTTAAGACCCATTGCTTAGATTCAAGTATACCATTTACAAATGCTTTTGGACAAGAAGGGTCAGCTACACAATCAATTGCTACTAACTTAACATCGCTTACTCTGCTTATACCGTTAGACTCTTGACACAATTGGCCAAGTGCTCTAGTACTCATACCCATTGTTACACCATCTTGGATTAACGATCTTACAATTAATCCCATTGGGGTACTTAATACTTTAGACTTACCATGGTAAAATTTACCCTCGTTTTTAAGCTCCACAACCATGTGGCAAGCTCTTTCAGGGTTAACCTCAACAGACGTTGGGTGATTTAATTCACCCATACTGCGTTTCGTTTCAATCATTTCCTTTATATAACGACCAACTTCAGCTCTCATTTCATCTGCAGGATAATATCTTTTATTACGATTGGTTTCGTCTACCATTATATAAGGACCTTTGATATATAATGTTGAAGGAGAATTAGGACTTTTCTCTTCAAGTATATACTCAAATTGCTCTTTTGGAGCTGGTGTCTCAATAAGTAATCTAAACATTTAAAATATTTATTGTTTTACAGTGGTTTATTTAACAATTTTAGTTTTTATATTTATTCAATATCTGGGTCTTCCCTATTTGGATCTTCAGGTTGTATAAAATCGCGACTTCCATGAATATCTGATAAAGTTTTACCTACAATTTGACCCACCTCATTTAATGAATTTACTTTATACCAGTCCTGCGGATCAGTGCTAGTTTTATAAAAAACTGCATGTATAGGTTCCTTATAGTGATTACCATCCCCGTAATAAAGATAATCAACTGCACCATCATCAATTAATCGATTTATAATTAATTTTGCGGTTTTATCGTCAACACCACCATCACCGATTAATTCTTTATATACAGACTCAAGATTATGAACTACCGTGACAATATCTTCACCATCTGTACAACTAAAAACTATATCTTTTTTTGGTGATAATACTAACGCTTTTTTAAAACTAACTTCTTCAGGTTCATACACTTCAATATATTCTAATGATTCCTTATCACCGACAATTTCTATTGCACCTTGTAATAATATTTTAGGTAATTGTTGCGCCAAAACAGTTGTTATTTTTGATTGAGAAATATCTCTATCGGAATATGAAATAGAAATGTAAGCTTTATTATCGATAGCTTTTAAAAATGCTTCGAATATTAATTTAGTATCTTTATTCATAACATTTTAATATTTATAATTTATACCCAATTCTTTTTCGGTGAGTATTTTAAATTCCATATTGTGTTTTTTTGCATAATTTGTTGCAGCTTCCCATTTTGCCTTGTTTTGCACATATGTTACCTGCTCGTATATCATTGTGCTTTTCTTTTTATTTTTACTTACCGTGGGTGGTATTGTTTGTTTGGATGGTTTTATCTCTATTAAATATCTTTTTTTAATATCACCTTCTTTTATATAGACCATGTTATCTACAAAATATCTATGAGGTTTATTATCAATAGGACTTACATAGGGAATTATTACTGTTTCACTTGACCACTCTAATACGTTTGGGTTTACATCGCAAAATTTAAAAAATTTTAATTCCCAACCTGATCTGTAAACAGGATCTTTTGAACCCTTATATTTTGTTTTATTTAGAGGTTTATAAACACCTTGTCTAAAATTAGTTGTAGTGTTAGGTGGTAACATTTATTATCCTATTAAAAACATTGGTGGTTCTGTATCACCTAAACCAGATGAAGCACCTGTGTAGAGTTTTTCTTCAAGTGCTTGTTTTTCAGATAAACCTTGTTCTAATAATGATGCATTTAATGATCCTCCACCGAATAAACTCACACCTGTATATTTACCTCTAACCATACCAACAGTTATTTTTGATAATGCAAGTGCGTATTGATATATCCAGGGTTCGCTTATCATTTGACTAATTGGTCTTTGAACAAAACATTCTACAATACCGTAATACCTACTTGTATTACCATATGTATTAGGTTCTGGGTAAATTTGCATATATTGTGTTCTTGAATCAAATTTTGTAACAGGGTCCAATGCAAGAACTTTTTCACGTGTGTCAAGCCAATTTTTTAATACGTACCAGCTTATTAAATCAAACCCGTAATTACCCATTGCATAACTAAAATATGTTTGTTGCGCTAAAGTTTGCTCAATCGTGAATAGAGTGTTTACACCATCGCTTGCACCTACTTCTAAACCTTTTACAGATATTACTTTACGATATTCTTGCACTAAATAGTCGTAATCTATCATTAATTTACGTGTGCTTGGTCTAATACTATTTGCATCACCTATATTGAAATTCCAAGGATCTGCGGGTTTATTGATAACCATCTTACCAATACTATATAATGCAGCTACATCACCATTATCAAAACCAACTCTAGCTGTCAATGGTGGTGTAAGCGAAAATAAAACATCCATTCTTATACCTCTACCAGGCTCGTATAAAGCTGAATCAAACACAAGTATTTCTCTAGTGTATCCCGCGTATTTTGAAAACATTTCAGTGGCAATTGCAATATTTTCATACATTTGATCCTGATGTATTTCAATGTTTACCAACGGTGCACCTAATGACCGGGAGATTCTATCTCCAAGTCTATCATAACTATTAATTGTGCTGGTGAGGTACGAACTATAAAAAGCACTCGTTGGTTCTACCGCTGAACAGCTCATTGTTTCTGTGCAATTACAATCACTCATAAATTAATATATAAAAAATGTTGCATTTGTATTAAAACGCCCTCCAACGAGAACAACTTCGGTTGCACTACCATTTGCCACAACGGTAGGGTATATATACCAATTTGTTTCACCTTCAACAACAGACACAACCCCGGAAATATATAACGATACACTCTGACTACCACCTGCAACTATATTTTCTGAAACTAATACAGAGTTAATATTGACGCTGGAGGTTTTAACACTTGATTTAATACTTACAGCCATAGTATCAGTTGCGAGACCACCTCTATTAAAACCAAAATTAACAACCCCTGTAATCCAAGCTGAACCCGTGCGTGGCGATACGTAACTGCTTGGTGTCCTATATATTTGACCACCAGATGGGTAACCACTGGATGTAACATTTTGTATTACAAAAGGAGCGGTAGCTGCTGCACTACCTCCAGTAAGTCTTACTACTCTACCATATTCATTTACCTGTATATTACTAATACTAGTTAAAAGCCCAGTGTTGAGATTGTTAGTATCTATCCCGGTATCGATATCAGCATCAGTTATAGGGAAAAGATCGTCGCGTAATAATTGTTTGAAATTTTTATATTTGAGTAATGCGTTGGTTTTATCAATTGTCGGTGAATTTGCATCTAAAAATGGAAAGGTACTGTTATCGCTGAAATTATTGATATCAGTAAATTCAGCAAACTGACTCATCGGTATTGGTAACAGGTCGGCCATAATAATATTTATTTTACAAAAAGGTTATACAATATTGAGTTAAACCATAGGAGTTAGTAAAACAGTTGTGGTATTATTTGGATTGAACGTATTCCAAGTTGCCCCATCTGTTGAGCTCCAATACTTATTGAGTATTTTATTCTTAATAACAACCGTAGGTATTGGTACATTGTTTACAGTTATATTGAATGCATCTATTTCCCATGCAAGTATATTTGTTGAATTGACACCATAATTAAATGGTGCAAACTGACCATTTTTAAGCCAATCAGTTTCAGGTAAATTATCTATATAAACTGGTTGACCCCAAACTGAAGTGTCAATTTGTTTAACGTAATTGATATTACCAGCTTCGGTTGATGTAGGTGGTGTTGTAGGGTTGAATAACGATGAATTTAAAGGGATTTTTAAAACATATAAACCAGTCGTTTGCGTTTCATTACTCAAAACAGCGTAATATTGATCAGTTGGTTTAGGGCTTGGTATACCCATTGTTTTAAATCCACGCATTAACAAATAAACATTATCATTTAATAATGTGCAATCTATTGGTTGAAAATCGTAATTTTCACCTACATCGACAAATCGTAAATTTGTATTTTTTCTATATACGTTAAATGTAAAATTACCGTTACTTTGTTTTTTTACAATAATTTCATCAATTAAATATGTTGCTGGTGTTGTAATTAAATTACCAGATTGATCTGTGAATTTAAACAATGGCCAATTAGAATTGTACAATTTGAATACAAAATTGTAAAAATAATTTTTAATAGGTGTAAACCACATTATTATATTATCATTAATTTTTTTAAGTTTCGTCGATGCATTTATAAACCGTTTGGCAATCCCGCCAGGTGGCCTTAAAATCGCATTATTGTATGAAAATGTTGCTATAATATTATTAGCATTATTTTGATTTGTAGGTTGACCACCAGATATTGGCCAATCAACTGGCATTGTAGTACCGTTGTAGTAAAGACCTGATTGCGGGTACATTAAAAACCCAGGGTTACCCACTACAAATGTTCTTATACCGTTTGCAGCAGTATTATTAACTCTACAATAATCCCATGTAAACATGTCCGATAATGGGTTTAAACCTGTCGGTGTGTTATTGTTGCTTACCTGCACTTTTATTTTATTTTGAAATTGACTATAATTTGCAATGTAATTTTCTGTTTCACGAGACATTTTTAAATTATAAATTGGTGTTATAGTTGGTATAACGACATCAACCGGTGTTGTTTGCACCGGGTTATCAACAATAGTTGTAGGTGTTGTAGGTGTTGTTGGTGTCGTGGGTGTAGTAGGTGTTGTAGGTGTTGTAGGTTGATTAAAAATATTTGGTGTTATAGGCACTACAGTAGGTGGTGCCACTATCGGGGTTACGCTATTATCTAATGTTGTAGATAAAGGTACTATTACCGAAACATTTGAGTCTATAACTTTGTAACTTGTTGTATTAGTTGTAGATGGCACAACACTCGGAGCTTGGTAGCCCTCTACAACAATACCCTTACCTGCTTGAGATAATATAATACTATTAAAAGTGTTAGGATTAGTAATAGAAAATTGTTCGGTCATAACAAACCCACGAGGTAAATTTGTTATATTTGAAGTTGATGGTAATATAATAGTATTAAAATTGACATTTACATCATTAGATATTGATTGTAAAGCGAGTTCTATAAGACTATAAAATTGTGTTATGACTCTATTGATAGTACTATTGGTCATTATTTCGTTTTCACCAATATAATAATCTTTTGTTTCGATAATTAAAAGTTTAGATAATGCTTCGTTGTTTAAATATTCTAGTTCTCTAAACACCTTAGAATTTAAACTGGTTCCTATATTTAAATCATATACAGGTCTAAGAGCTATATTACTTAAAAGTTTATAAAAATTATAAAAAAGTTTTTTAAAGGTTTTATTATAAACAAGAAATGTTTGTAATTCATTACTGTTAATAGTGAGTTCATCGAAAGTATATATATTAAAATCACTATTGGCAAGAAGGTTGTTGTAATTTACTGTTTCAATAAATTTGACAATTAACCCAAAACCGTTTGAACTATATGTGTAAACATAGTCTTCGTTATCTAAACTAACTACATTTAAAGATGAAATGTTAGGAATTAATTCAGTAAAGTAACCGATTTGTGAATAATTAGTTATATTAAACTTATATAAATTTTTGTTAGTTGAAATATAAGCAATAAAATCAGTTGTAGGGGATTGATTAAATGTGGTTAATATCTCATTAGTGGTGTTGAAACTTAAGTTAACTAAAAATTTAGGTACAAAAGAAGCCGGGTCTAAAATTACAATATTGTTAATTCTATATGTATTTTGATTACCTATTATAGAATAACTACACAATAACGTAACAGTAAATATACCGTTGTAAACATATTTACTAAATGGTTTTACTGAAGATATAAATGGGTATAATTTACCAAGAGTCTTTAAATTGAATCTTCTAAGAAAATTTAAATTTAAATCATATATTTTTAATGTTAAATTATTTCTATCATAAACATATAATTCATTATTGTATTCAAATTGTAATTCAGGGTAAGAAAATTGTGTTATATCACTTGCAGATCCTGAACCACCTATACAACCCTCAACAATAAATCTATCACTATTGATAGGGTTATTACCAATAAACCCGCTTACGTCAACATAGTAAACAGAATCGTAATAACCTTCACCTATATATAATTTTTCACCAACAAGTAAAATAGACGTGATTTGTTGGAAGTTAATGTCACGACGATAACCTAATGTATTAGAACTGTATACTAAAGATATACCACTGTTGTTTTCATTAAAAACAAATATTCTTGTAGCTGATGCACAAAAAATAACATTTGTATTTGTATACGGATTGTACCCAACTTGCATATCTACCAGGTTATCCATACCAGCAGATAATTTTGAATAGAAAGAAAATCTAGTAAAGTTTTCAGATGTAGTAGACTCAGATAAACTTGTAATACCACTGTTACTTGTAAACGTAGATGTAGTGAAAAATATATTATTAGGATTGGTGGTGAAACTTTTATTTAACGATGTTGATGGTTTACCAGTTAATGAAACCGTGTAACCAGTGGCTGTAGAAAGCGGTGTATTACCTGTAAATAAATTATTAGGTAATGAGGTTAATGCATCTACATAACTAAAAGCTAATTGCTCTGGAGTTGTAATTGATGAAAGCTGTATTGCGATACTATAATTTTCAATATACCTATTAACAGTAAATGTAATAACACCTTTTGGTAAAACGGTGTTTAAATTTTCAGTGTTTATATCAGTAATTGTTAAAAATGTCAAATCACTGTTTTGTTGATTACCGATATATAACGGTTGATTGGTTGGGAAATTGTTATCAATAGTGAAACATTTACTATACAAATATAGGTAATTTAAATATAATCCTGATAAGCAATTGTTTATAGTTGATGATATAGCTTGATAGTTTTCATTTGAATTTATTAAGCATTGCTCTAATGCAACAGGCAATTCTATCTCACTATTAACTGTTAAATTACCTGTTCTGTTTTTAGGCAAATCATATGATGTCAACTCCGATGAAATACTATTCATGATAAGTAATTGTATTTAATTCCGAACAACTTGGTTTGTTCTTATTAATTACATCTATAAAGGATACATTCAATATCTCTTCTAGAGTAGCGCTTACAGGTAAATCAACAACTTCAACATTGAAATAATTTGACTTAGCACCCGGCACTTTAAACATAAAAAACTGTTGTATTGTTTCCACAAAATTACGTTTATTAACCGGTAATTGAAATTTAACATCACTTATCGGATAGTTTTGCCTTAAATGTAACAGCATATTGTAATATGATAATGCTGTATTGTATATGTATAAATTTTTGAATGGTAAAGGTGTAGTAAAATAATAATTTGGTTTATCAATATACGAACCAAGTGTAAAGTTATTGTAATATATACAATTACCAGCCATAAATGGTATATTAAGTATATTGCTAAATGAATATTGACCGCTTGGTACTAACGTTTGATTAACCTCTCTACCATCTATAAAAATAGAATAAACACCATTTACCGAGTCAAAACGTATTACAAAATTATGATAACCTGGTTCGAGAGTTGATACTTCGATAACGTTTCTTACAAGTAAAACATCTGTATTGTTAAAAATATTTGGTAGACCTAATCTAAACTCAAATTTACCTTCACCGTTTAAATTACTTAAAGTAAAGTTATAATTAGAGAGATTTGGAGCACATATACCAATCGTATTGTTAAAATCTATTGTATTAAAAACATTAATGGTATTACTTACAATTTTATTAGTACGTACTAAAACTGTTTTAACATTTGCAGGGTCATATACACCGAAAACTAAACCTTCATCTGCTATACCGTTACTGTTAAAATTGCGTATATAATCTATGCTTTGAACCACCACACCAGATAAACTCGGTTGATCAGTAAACAATTTTACTGGAAACCCATTAGATGTTTTGATATTGTAAAATTCATCTGATAGTAATAATTTATTATTATCGAAAACAACATATAGTGCACCGTTTTCATTAACTACATAATCGTTTATCAATGTGCATTCATAAATTACGGTAAGCGTGCTTGTGCTTATATCATACGAACAAAGGTTTTGTATTGTGTCATCACTACTAATAAAAAATATTTTATTATCGAGTATCTTAACATTTATACCAGGTACGGTATATAGAATGTCTTTATATGAAATTAAAGTGTTGATATACGATAACGTGCCTACTTTACCAGGTATTGAAATAGTATTAGTTGAGGATATTTCTTCGTAATCTAATGTAATGTTATCAATTTTTAAAGGTGGTAAAGTATTTGTGTAACAATATGTGTATTCTAGTGTAGAATAAAATTGTGTGTAAAGATTAATATCAGGTATAATTTTTTTATCTACTATAACGCTATTGTAACTTATTAATGTTACATAGTTATCGCTAGTAATAGCAATAGTATTACCTACAGGGTCTAATTTATTAACATATTTTATTGTCGTATTGCCTAATGATATGCTATCTAATAATTTTAAATCAGTGTTATAGCAGAATATTGTATTTTTGTTGTAACTTACAACAAAGGGTGTTACGTGTTGGTAGTTAAAAACACCTAAACCGTAATTGTTATAATTACCAAATATCTGATAACCTAACGGTTTGCTCCAGTCATTAGCATATAAATCAAAATTAATTGTAAAGTTATTAAAATCTTTAATTGCTGTAAATTGTGTGCTATCTAAAAATTTTGAATAGTAAGTAGGGCCAAGCACTATTTCATTAGATAAATTATCGTAAGGCTGATTTAAATAATCGTAAACAGTTGTGAAATATTTTTGAACAACATTTGCAGATAACGAATCGATCAACTGTATAATGTTCTTTTCACCTAAATGTTGTATTGCATATTGTATACCAGGTTCGAACGTTAAATTGCTCAAAACATCATAAACAGGGTAATTGCTATTTACATTGTTTGCTGTTGAAACTTGTGTGAAATTAGTTGTGTAATTACTATTGATTGTAAACGATAATGCATCTACACCTGAAACCACTGAAGGGTTATAATATCTATCTACCCATACTGGTTCTGCAGATAATGAATTACCCCCTTTTAACCAACTACATAAATATGCACCAGTTGTTTCGGAATTATTTGTATTGAAAGGTATAGAAAAATATTCAAGTGTTTTGTGTTTGAAGACTTTATCTGAATTAATAGGTGTATCACCTGCTATACAACCCGAATTAACTAATGAAGAATCGTTTATATTAAGCTTTATAATTGGAAATGATTCATATGGGAAATAAAAGAATGTTATATTATCACTCTTAACAAGTAATTGAGTGGTTGTTGCACTATAGGTGTTATTAAAATCAGGTGAACCTCTTAACTGGTTTGTTCCAGTATTAAGTGATGTATAATCTCGTTGTATAACACCATCAACATTTTGGTTGATTATATTACCTCTACTTAAACTGTTTTTATCGTCTTTATCGTTTTTGAGAGGTAAAATATTTACAGGTATAGTATTATTATCCACCTTCTCGTTAGTGAAATTAAGGATATAGTTGAGCTTTACATTATCTACACTTCTATCGTTATTAACATTTAAGTTATCTAAATCAATTATTTGAGTATATGAGTACCAATCACTTGGTAATATAGGATTGTAATTATTATAACTGCGAGTTTTAAGTGCGCATGATGTATTAAATATATCACTACCTGATATAAAACCTGTCAAGGTTAACCAATTATTTGTTGTATCATAACTAACGTACTTTTGCTCACCATTAACTAATTTATAGAGAACAAGTTGGTTTTTAACTGTATCGTACAAATAATTAAAAATATTAACTTCATCATTTTGATATTCATATACCATTAAAAATTCACTGCTACCGGTGTTGCATTGAAAATATGATAAATAGTAATTTATACCGCTAATAGATTGTGTTATAGTGCATCTATCACTATCTAAAAGATTAACAGTGTAGTATTGATACTCATAATCAGTATCATATGTATCAAAACCTATTGTATAGGCAACCGTATTTAATTGTGGTGTAAAATTAGTTTGTACTGTGAGCGATTTAGGTAAAATTTCACCACTTGTATATAAACCTAGATATGTTAAAAATGATTTAGGATATACATCGATAGGTAATTCAATTTTAACTTTATCACCAACATTTGTTTTATTGGTTAGTACAAAATTGCTATAATAGTTATTTGAAGTATCTTTAGCACCAGATAAAAAATCTACTATTGACACGTTAATACCCTCGTAGCTGATATAGTTTTGTGTTTCTATATCAATACTAGGGTCGTAACTATAATTAGCACTTACACCGTTAAAATAGGTGTTAGATAATGTTAAAACATCCATCTACAATATTTATTCAAGACTCCTTGCGAGCATTACCATCATAATGGTCAAATCTATGATGTGTTATTGGAGATGCTAACAATAACCCACTGTTTATAACACCTTTTTTAGTTTGTTGGTATATATAAGACATCCATGTTTGCTCGAAAGGGTGATCCCATTTATCAGTTAAAAACATTTTTCTATTACCTTCTTTTGATACTAATTGTGGCCAATTGCAATAGTATATTTCTCCATCCACATACGGTAACCCTTCCATACAATAAATATGTTTAAATTTAGTTTTAGGAGCATATGGGTCTAAACCTTGTGCGGGTAAATATGGTTTTTCCGGAAAATTTTCAATTCGGTACTCACCTGGTACATTATACCATGCCCATTGAGTTTTATTATCACCGTAAAATTCAGTAAAACAAAACTTTAAAAAGTCGTAACCGTGTGTTTCACATATTTTATGCACTTTATCGTAAAGATTAGGTATATAAGTTTGAAAACCATTTGCACACGACCCTAAAGATGAATTGTTCAAATTCATATCATCTTCGAGGAAAATACAATAATCAGCATCTGATGCATCAAAGTGCTCAGCTATGAATTGTCTACCACCACAAATACCTAAATTATCCTTTTTAATATGTTCGAAATTATACTCTTTACAAATTTCAACGTACTCTGCTGTTGTATTCAAATTGGTAGAATTATCTAATACGTATCTTCTGCTATGTGTAAAGAATCCAGGTTCTTTACTATATGTTTCACAAAGACGTCTAAATTGTTTTGGAGAGTTGAAAGTAATGACATATAAATTAGTTTTAAGTTCATTTACCGGTCTAACCCTGCGGTTACCTATTAACTTAACTTGATTGTTTTTTAAATTTTCAAAAAATGTTCCAATTAAACCGTCATCATCAATCATTGCACGATCAACTAATTCTGGGTATTTATGTGCAATAATTGTAAAAATACTCTCTTCTGTACCCATTAAACCCTTACTTAATGAATCGCTCAGTAATGAGTAATAAATTTCGTTAACTTGTTTAATAAAATTTTTATTACCACCAAAAACCCCACCTCTACATACATATGATATTTTATCGCAATTTGCATAATCACGCATAGCACTTTCCGGGAAACCATGTATTTCGTAGTTTGAATACGGGAATGCTATATATAAAAACTTTTGTAGAAGAGTTTCTATTTTATCTAAAACTTTATCATGCGTAAAATAACCGGGATGTACAGTATTTGTAATACCTGCATCTAACCACAAATAATAATCTGTTTCAAAACTATTGTAAACTGCAGCATCATTGAGTAAAAACAATTTAGACATTACAATAGGGTTGTACATGTCGAGATTAGCTTGTGTACTCTCTTCCAACCACGAAGCAATTTTTCTCCATTCTGGATTATTTCTAATTTCTTGAACCCTATTATAAAATGCAAACCAAGTTTTTAACTCTTCAACTTCTTTAACAAATACTCTAGTTGTTACGCTTGGTCTTCTAGCTTCAATATATGGGACCAACTTTGCTTCTGTAAAAATAATCATTGGTTCCTCAATACGTAATAACTCGTCAAATTTTTCTAAATACGTCTCAAATGATCTTTTAAAAGTACCACTACATGTATCACGTTTAATATCCCACAACCCAGTTACTATTGTAACGTTCTTCTTCTTAGGTAATTCGGTTACAATATATTCATTAGTATCAATATCATCATCTACATTTTGAGGTATATAGACTGTCTTATACACACATTGTGCTATTTCACTCCAACGTTTATTTTTACGTAAAAAATCAATATGATCGTTACAAACAGCTAACATATCCTGATTTTCAAACTTGTTAGCTGAATAATTATTATCTTCAAACAGTTTAAATAAAGCATTAAGTTCTTCTTCAGGTAAGTTGCTTATTTCAACCTTGAAAATTTTAGGTCTATACTTATCAAATTGAAATTTAGATAATATCTTATAATCGTAGCCTTCAGTATCGCATTGCACATAGTCAATACGTTCAATATTAAACTGACTACAAAGTTTATCTATAGTTGTAACTTTAATAGATGTTAAAACCCCATATTTATCTAATATTTGTTTTGTTATTGGATCTGTTTCAAATCCGTTTTTTGGTGGGTATATACAACTCATACCCTTAATTGCAGGGTCTAAGTTATTTGTTTCAATTACAGCATTAGGTATATAGACAAACTCCACTTCACCGTCTTTATCGCTTAAACCAAATTCAGCAATTTCCGCACGGTTTAAACTTATTTGTGTCTTATATGTTTTCTTTAAAGACTCAATATGATCTGGTAATGGTTCAACCAATAAGGTTTTCCAACCATATCCTATTGTATAACCTGAAAGAGTGTCGTTTTCAATACCATCATTAGCACCAATTATTAAGGTAAATATATCATTACCATGTATTTTAAATGTGTTGCGTAACGATACGTCAAATAATCTATGTAATTGTAACGGGGTGAATATATGTTTCATATTATGGTAAATTAATTTCTACAGGGCCAATCTTATTACACCAACCGGTATCTTTTCTATGTGGCCAAACAGTCCAGCTTATCGGTCTCTTGTCTGAGCAAAATTTTAAAAAGAAACTACAATTAGGTTTTGCAAGTTCTTCGTGTAATCTAAAACCTGTTAAATCATCTCTAAACACCTCTTCCCCATTTTCATCATGAGCACCTACATACCAAAAATCATAAAGATTATTATCATCTAATGCTACAGATTTACCATCAACCCAAATATCTACGCACCAGTTTCTACCTAATGCTTTGTAATAATCTTCTTTTGTTGGGTATAAGTTAGGGTTATCTTTCCAATTTGGAGTGGGTGCTTCAAGTTTTTCGGGCCATGTATATGGGTGTACTTTACGTTCATTAAACTTTAACCCTGCGTATAACTCATAATCTTCTAATGACCGTATTGATCCAAAAAAGTATTTTTCAAAATTAATATCACGCTCTTCACCATCCATTCCAAATAATTTACGGTTACGTAAATGGCTACGGTCATTAGCGTTTAACCAGTTTTCTTCAAATTTTCTCTTATCTATATCTGTATCTTCCCAGTGTTTGGGTCTACCTTTTCTTGTGTATTCATGCCATGCTATAACTTTATGTGGGTGAAATAAATCGTACCCCCATGTATAAGCACGAGCTGCAATACTTATTTCTTCACCGTGAAAATAGTAATTTGGATCATGTTGAACTTCTTTACAAAAAGAACCTAATGTAAATGTACAATGTGCACTATAAAATCTAGCACGCATTGGCTCCACACGTGTTTGATAGTCTGGGATTGTTGCAGGTAAAAAGAAAATAGCTCCTTCAGGTATAAATCTATCAAACTCCATGAACCAAGGGTCTGGTTGTCGTGCAGCTGGGTCATTGTCGGGATCAAAAGAAGAAGTGTATGCGGTCAATAAAGGTTTTTCATACCCCATATTTTGCAATTGTTTAACCATATCAATTGCAATAGTGTCCCAACCTTTATTGAATCTCATATGAGAATCTATTTGAAAAGTATACTTTTCATCTTTATAGTGTTGTTGAACTAAATTTCTAGCCCAGCAAACACCTTTACTTTTATTCCATTCTATATCAACAATTCTAAATCTCGGGTCAGACCTATATTTATCTACATTGTCAAACCCATCTCCTTCTTTAAATTGTCTTGCTATACCAAAACGTAGATTTTGAGGATTGTTGGCATTTTGTAAACAATCCTCAATTGTAGGTATAAGTTGTGGGTCTCTATATGATGCAATTTGAATATAAATTGTATCGTCAATCGTCATAATAGTATATACATTAGACTGGATTTATATCCACAGTAATTTTATCAAGCCAATTACCGTCTCTATCCATAGGCCAAACAACGTATTTAGCAGGTTTTACGTTGCTATAAACACCTAATGGCCATCGGTATGCATATGTATCCTGTGTGCATGACATTATTTCAGTCATCTGTTTACCACATACATCTAAACGAGCTAACTCATTATCGTTTTCATCTTGTACCGCACAATACCAGAATGTGTATTCTTTGTCCGCAGGTATTTCTGTACGCGGTACAAAGAAATCAATACACCAGTTTCTCTTCCACTCTTTGTCTGGTTGATTTTTATAATCATAAGTAGGTGTAATATTTTGTATTACATCATCTGTTACCGACCTTAATTTAAAATTAATACCTGAATATTTTTCATACTCTTCAACTGTTCTTATATTACCAAAACCAAATTCACCGAAATTTATCTGGTTAGGGTCTTCACCATCCATTCCAAATAATATACGGTTACGTTTATGACACATTTCATTTACTTCCCACCAATCGTATTTTCTACCATCTTTCTTGTTACAATCATCCCAATGGTGAGGTCTACCTTTACGAGTATATTCGTGGTAACATATTATTTCATTTGGATGGAATAAATCATAACCATGTGTGAATGTGCGTACAGCGATACTTATTTCCTCACCGTGAAAATAATAATTTGGGTCATGCGCTACTTCATCGCACATTTTACCTAAAGTGAAACTAAAATGTGCGCTATAAAATCTAGATGGGATTGGTTCTAATAATTCAGCACCGGTCATTGATGTTGGTAAAAAGAAAATAGCTCCTTCAGGTATAAATCTATCAAACACCATTTTCCATGGATCTCTTTCTCTACCAAACGGGTCGTTGTCTGGGTTAAAACTTGTAGTGTAAGCTGTTAGTAAAGGTTTTTCATGTCCTTTTTCTTGCAAAAGTTTAATCATGTTTATACATTTTTCATCCCAATCTTGCACAAATCTCATATGGGAGTCGATAGCTAATGTATATTCTTCTTCGCAGTATAGATGTTGAATCATATGACGAGCCCAGCATGTACCCTTACCTTTCCTTGCATCAACATCTATAATGTTAAATCTTTTATCTGTTTTATAATCGTCTAAATTATCCCATTCATCATCTAGATTATGTTGCCAACAAATAGCAAATCTTAAATTTTCTGGATATTTTGCTCTATCTATACAATCTTTAATAGTTTTTCTAAGTTCTGGATCTCTATAGGCTGCTATTTGAATGAATATCCTACTCATTCAAACATTTAGTTATGCAATGTAAATAATCAATTATATATATATATTACCGGGTCTCAACCATTCTGGTGCACTCATTATTTGTGATATTTCTGCAAATGTATGGTGTTATAAATACAATTTTATCTATTTAACTAATAACCGTATCTACCTTTTACTACATCAAAATTTTGAGTTACTTGTGCAGCAGTTAAAGCTGAACTGTAAACTCTAGCAATAGATATGTATCTATTTGTATCAGAACCCCATGCCGCTGCGAATCCGCTATTATACCCACCACCATTATGAATACCTTTAAATTGCCCACCAACTACGATTTTAGTGTTTAATGTGTCATAAATTATATTTCCAGAAACAGCCGTTGAAGAAGCTCTTTCCGTACCGTTGACATACATTCTTAACGTTGTTCCATCGTATGTACCGAGAATGTGATACCATGTATTTATTGCAAGAGTTGGATTGTTACCAGCACCTGCAAGACCGATTCCACCACTACTAAATACATATACACCAAATCTACCATCAACATATTTTAAACCATAACTTAAATCTTCACCGTTACCTTTTTGCACGGTAATTATTCCAAAATTATTTGAACCTGGAACAGAACTACCTGTATTTACCCATGATTCTATAGATATTGATGTAACTTTTAACGATGTTGATAAAGTACCTGTAGCGTAGATATTTTGATATAGGTTTACATAACCACCATTTGAAGATGAATATGTAGGAGCTGAAGTAAATGTCACATCGTTGTCATTTGTGGTAAGGTCATTCCATGCTGTACCAGAGCCAGAATAACTAGATGATTGGCCAATATCTAAATTCATTACTAAATTACCACTAACTATTGCAGGTGTGCTTGTTCTAGTTTTAGTAGGTGTTTGAGTGCGAGTTCTTGTATTAGTAGCTGTTCTCGTTCTTGTATTTGTAGGTGTTCTTGTCCGGGTTGGTGTTTGAGTCTGTGTTGGTGTTTGTGTTCTTGTTCTTGTGTTGGTAGCTGTTCTTGTTTGTGTGGGTGTTTGTGTTTGAGTCGATGTTTGA